AGAGCATGTCGCGAAAAGGCACATGCCTTGACAACAGCGTAATGGAAAACTTTTTTGGATTGCTGAAACAGGAAATCTATTACGGTCGCACTTATACAAGTTTCGATGAATTGAAAAGGAATATCGAACAATGGATTGAATATTATAACACGAAACGCATTAAACAGAAGCTGGGTTGGCTTAGTCCGGTCGAATATCGTCTAACCAATGCAGCATAAGAAAAGTCTAACTTTATGGGGTCATATCATAATCCATTCACGATTGCATTGAGCTTTTCTATTTCTGAATTGATTTTTGAAGACTCCAGACCTATTTCTTCATCACTCTGCTTCCCATCTGGATTTTCGCCATTTTCAAGAAAGGCCGCCGCCTGGATAAGCATATCCAGTGTGCATTTAATTGCACCATCTCCGTCTCGACCATTCCCATCACAACAATACTGTATGCCCACACAACAATCAGTCAAATTGCGCTTTGCATAAGCAGACAAATGATGCCTCTTAGGGGTAATGAATTCTTTGAGGTTAACGACAAGATATCGATCGACCAAACGAATTACATCCATATCCATAAGTGCTGCAAGACGAGGCTGTGCATAATAAATTTCCAAGACCTCGTTTTCCGAAAGCTCATATTTAATTTCAGTCTGGCACTGGTTCTTGCCAGTATCCAACATCTTATCGTTCCCCATATTAACCGTTTCTCTCTCTTTCAATGCTAACGAGTTCTCGAATCTCATTTCTGAGCGTAATATTAGAATATACAAAATTCTTTTCCTGTAGCTGTTGCGTTATCTCTGTATATACCGGTGCCTTTCCTGAAGGATCTCTAACAGTAAGAAGAATACAGAATTCCTGTTTAAGAATCTCTCCAGTTAATCTTGCCTCTCTTTCTACAGCATCGCGGAATAAAGCCTCAACCTTCATATACCATTGACGATTTCCGGCAAGATATTTTTTCTTATTTGCATCTGTCATGTCATCAAGATCGATTGCATATTTTTCACCGGATGAAATTTCTGACCAAGACGCAATAAAGTTCTCTCTCTTTCAAACGTATCCTCCGCATCGTTATTCAGCACGTCAAAAAATTGTTTTTTGTAAAGATTCTCTCTCATTATATTTGCCGCATCATCTGCACCATATGGATTTCGAATGGTTCTCTTCGTTGTGTCCCTTTCTTTGATGCCTTCCATTGTGCCAAAAGCGACTTTGATATCTGACTGGCAATATTCGGGTCCTTCAGAAGTTCTTAAAATAGGTGCACTCACTATGGTCAGAATAATCTGCCCGTGATACAATCCATCTTCACCAATCATGCTTTCTGAAAACGGAAAATCCAGGATATCAATAAAATGACCTTTTTCTAATTTATCTCTGAGAATCAGGGTAATTTCATTTTCTGAATTATAAAGAATCTCTCGTGTTCCAGAAGGCATTCCAAAACCCATAAACTTCTTTTTTTCATCCATTGCCATCCGACCGCCGATTGGATAACCAGCATTATGGATCATGAGTGCTTTAATCAAAAGTGGATCAAAATCACCGTCTAACAGAAAATCAAGTTCAGCTGCAATTCTAGCAATCCATGGTGTAGAAAAACTCGTACCCGGTGCGCGAGTCAGCTTACCATCACCATCAAATACTTTAACACCTGTAGCAGAAAGTCTGCCATCTGGTCTGATTCCTGCATTTCCACCATACGCTACAAGATCAGGCTTAACAATATATGCTGGGCCAGGTCCTCGTCTTGTAAAGGGGGATGGCATATCAATCTCGGCAAAGTCATATACTGATTTTTCACCCGCGATGGACCCCACCACTAGTGCGCGAACAGAATCTGCCATTTTAGCAACTCTTTCAGTCGGAGATCTTCTCGCAAAAGCAGCACTGTTTCCGACCGACTTGATAATAAGTACATCATTCTCATCTGCAATATTATCAAGTGCCATACCATATTCTGAAAAAGAATCCAGTGCAATCTCTTCAGTTGTTCCCACTGACATGGTCCATATTTTAATATTCTTATGGTGTTCAATGGCATCACGTACATTATCAAGCAGATCTTCCGGATATACGTTTTCTTTATGGAGATCAGGTGCAATAACCGCTTCAAGCATCATCACACCATCTGTAAAAGCAAAATCTGTTCCATTGAGCTCATCACTATATTCCAATACCGATGCTACCATTGAGCCGTGGCTTTTGTCTTGTAGTGATTCCTCATAATATTCTTCATTCTCATCCAACAACCATGGTGTTAGATAGGGGTTTCTTTTAATTCCGCTATCCAGTACACCAATGATGGGATATGTCACACCTTCTTCTGGGCGTTTGATTGTGGGAAAAGTCATTCCATCAAACAAATCCAAATCAATTCGAAGAGGAATTGCTTCTTCAATTGAGAAAACGCCTTCAAATCCTCGCACTGCCTCCATTTCTGCCATGCTGTCAATAGAAATCCGATAAATTCTCATATCAGAAGAATATCGTGTTTCTCTTTCAATGGTTATCCCCCTTGAAACGCACTTGTTCTTGAACAATGTTTGTGCAAGCTGATTCCTGTGACTATCCTGGTAATCAATCAAACGTACACGGTATGCTTTATTACCAGGATTATATCCACCACTCTTTGCTTCGAAAACTTCAATATCCTCAATGGAGGATATCAGTTTTGAATTATTCTGTGTATCTTGGAATGCGCGATTAATATTTGCAATTAACTCGTCAGTAGTTACTATCGACAAAATTCTCCGGGTCTCTTTGGATTCATCATCTATGCCCTTAACACTAGGTGTATCTGATTCGGCAGCTTGCAGATTCAAAGGCATCGATGACTCAACACCTATCACATTCGACTGATTATCACTGTTCAATAAATCTACAACTGTGCGCCGGTGCGTCTTCGCAATTGCTTTCTCGGTAATCGTTGTAGCTACCACAACCGGCAGTTCATGCTCTTCATCCTTGTGTGCCTGAAATCTGGCAGCCACTTGGCTCATGCTATCCACAAGGTGTTGCGACCGCTGAGTTAACTCATCTCCTCGCATTACCCATTTAGGCAAATCCTTGCTACCACCAGCTTCCGTCAACTGCTCATCTATTTTTCTTTTTTCAAAGAATTTGATTGGAAGTAGTTTATCCATTAACTACTCACTTCCTTTCTCAGTAAATTTCTAACCTGCCTCTCTGAAATAGAAAAATACCTTCCTATCTGCTTTTGAGACACTCCGTTCTCATGCAAATACTGAGTCATTTCATCCCGACCATAATTTCCATGTTTCTTGAAGATGAATACCTCAACGAGATAATCAGCGCACTCGATCTCCGTTTTATTTTTAAGAACAGCTTTCTTCAGCATATTTTGCACTATGTCCTTAATATCGGAATATGACAAACCAACCATTGAACCTACAATAGCTTTCCACTGGGACTCCGTAATTCCTCCTTCATCTGCCACCTTTGGAAACTGATTAATAAATCTACGAATCTCGTCCGTTCCCGGCGTAGGCATTTCAATCACAGTCTGAAATCTGCGCCACACTGCAGAATCCAACATATCAGCATGATTCGTTGCAGCAATAAGGATGTCTTCCTGGGAAAAATCATCGATATTTTGCAACAGGCTATTCACCACACGTTTCAGTTCTCCCAGTTCATGTGCATCATCCCGTGCCTTTGCAATAGCATCGAACTCATCAAGGAATAAGATACAAGGCTGCTTCTTTGCAAATGAAAATATACGGTGAATATTCTTTGCCGTATTTCCTAAAAGTGATGATATAAGCGTATCGAACCGTGCTGTAACTAATGGCAAGTTTAACTCTGAAGCAAGATATTTTGCTGCACTAGTCTTTCCGCATCCGGGTGGTCCGTAAAGCAGAAGTGTTGTTCGGAATTCAAGTCCAATCGACATCATCTTTTCTCTGTTTTGAATCGTGCCCCTAAAATCATCAATCATATCTTGAACAGGTTTATTCAGAATAATGTTATCCACACCAGGAGCATAATCAATTTCTGCTATATCAAGTCTACTCTCCTGATCAACGGGTAATGCAGCCAAGGCATCCATAGTGGCATGATTTCCACCCATCTTATCTACGGCTGATAAGACACGTGCACTCGCACGTACATCTCCATCATCACTCAGCTTCTTCGCCAAGAGACGTGAGTAACTGGCAACCTTCGTTGGATCTTTTCTCATGCCGGCCTCTATGATTTTTGTGATTTCAGTGTAAAACATAGACGCCTCCTCCTAATCTAAATGTAGTGGGGCTTAGCCCTACTACATTATAGCAAGATAGCGTAGCGATGTCAATGTTTTGCGTAGCGTTTTTGCAGAAAATCGCAGCGTTTTATGCTAAATCGTAGCGTTTATGGCTTTTCGATTTCCTATTTTGGATATTAGGAAATCGTATCGCTGATATCAGCAATACGATTTCGTTTTTGTGTAAACGTAAAAATATAATATGTCCCAACAGACAAGAAAAAAGCAGCCCAAAGGCTGCGTTGTTGGATAGTGGCATCATTATTCAGTTGGCAGAGCCACATTCCAAGGAAGGTATTTTTCTAAAACAGCGTCGTCTTTTAATGAATCTTCCTGTGACATGTTCTTGAAGATGTATTCCAGATATTCTTTGGTATCAACTTTATTGGCAATGCATGTCTCTATAAGGCTGTATGCTGCGGCACTGGCTTCAGCACCGGCGGGTAAACCGGAGAATATCCAGTTTTTACGTCCAATGGTGAATGGACGGATGCTTCTTTCCGCAAAATTATTGGAAATGCTGCAATTGCCATCACGAAGATAGTTCATCAATTCATTGCGGTGGGATAAACAGTAATTTATGGCCTTGGAAAGCTTGGATGCCTGCGGAACATGGCCTTTTTCTTTTTCCAGGTACTCAAATAAGGCCAGAAGAATGGGCCTGCTCTTTTCTTCCCGCTGTTTTTGCCGTTCATCTGCCAAAAGCTCCTGACAATCCTGTTCAATTTTGAATAAGCAGCCCATTTCCTTAATTACCCGGCCAGGTATGGTCTCCTCAGGATGCTCAATATGTTCAGGCAGGGCTTCAGCAAATTTTCGTCTTGCATGAACCATACAGCAGCAATGTATTACATCGTCCAACTGGCTGTATCCTGCATAGGCATCTGTATGGAGATAACCGTTGAATCCTTCAAGGAATTTGCTGGCACATGCACCTGCTCTGGAAGGCTGGTATTCAAAGAGACGTATGTGGTGCTTGGCGTATTGCTTCGCAGCATAGAGCCACATATAATATTTGCTCTTATTCTTCCGGCCTTTCTCCTTAAGCACCTGAACCGGCGTTTCATCCGCATGCAGGATTTTTTCCTGCAGCAGCTGTTTTTTCATCAGCCCAATAAGCGGCCTGAGATAATCCCTGTATGCGTACTGAATCCAGTTGGCCATGGTCTGCTTGCTAAGGTTAAGTCCCATAATCTGCCACAGCTTTTCCTGGCGTTGCAGCGGCAATGCAAACTGGAATTTGTTAAGCATGGCGGCCGTCATTACGGACGGAGTAACCGGTGAGTTGGGAACCAGCGGCTTATGTACCGGTGCCTTTATAAATTCCACATGCTCATCATTTTCACAGGCTTTGCACTTGTAGACATTCTGGTATATTTCATCAACAATAATCTTTGCGGGGATAATACGCACCTCATCGCAGACATGCTCTTTTCCGACAGGAACCAGTTCAGCACTTCCACATGCAGGGCAATAACGGTCCTTTTCCGGGATATCCAGAATGACAACATTGCGTTCTGCCTTGGAAAGGTAAAGCTTCTTCTGCGTACGCTGTTTCGTGCGTTTGTGTGCCTTAACCGTCGCAGCTCCTTCAGTGGACTCCGGAGAGGCTTCCCCTCCACTTCGTCAAACAGGGACATCTGGTCAGGGTTGGGCAATATTATCCTGGTGCGTTCAGATTTGGACGCAAAAAGGAGCTTACGCATAGAGGCATTTTCTTCTTTCAGAAGAGCTAGTTCCTGCTTATGACGCAGCTCCATCTCAGCAATTTTTTGCTCATATTCAGCTCTGAGTTTTTCCAATGAGTTCTTATCTTTCACGTAATAATATACTTATATTATATCACACCCCCCTTGCAAATGCAGCATTTACAAGGGGGTATGGCAATTTATACATGATTAGATTGTGTGGGTGGGATATGTCTTTTTCACACTGGTAGGCTGGATGATTTCCAAGCCCTCCATGAGCCATCTAAGTTGCTGCTCAGAAATGCTAATGACTTCGTTTTTGTCCTTGGGCCAGCGGAATTTGCCGTTGTCCAGACGCTTATATAGCAGGCTGAAACCATCACCGTCCCAGAAAAGGGCTTTTATGCGGTCTTTTCGCCTTCCGCAGAACATGAATATTTCCTGTGAAAAAGGGTTCAGCTTAAAGTTTTGCTGAACTATGGCAGCCAGACCGTCAATCGATTTTCGCATATCTGTATGGCCGCAAGCGAGAAAAACATGCTCGGCCGTAATATTCTTGACCAGCATGGCTACATTTCCTGCAGAACTTTCAGCACGTTTTTCAGGGATGTTCTGCTTACGCTGCCTTTAACATCAACAGTAATTTCACCAACATGGATGATAATTGAACCTGAATCGGTGGGGGCAGACACTTCCACAGGAGATGGCAACTGTACAAATTCGGTCTCTGTGGATTGGGGCTGCGTAATGTATTCTCTGATTTTTCGTAGCCAATAATAATATGCATGCCAACTGATATTTCTGTCTTCACAGAATTCAGCAACGGTCATGCCGGATTCCTTGCATTCTTTAATAATGAACTGCCATTGAGCCATGCGAACCTTGGTTCGTATCTCCAATGCATTCTCTGCCAAGAAAAAACACCTCCAATTTGAAGTTTTCCCGAAACACGAAAATCTTCGGCAAAACTTTAATTTGTTGGTGTAATTATCTCACGAAAAAAGGTCAGTGGGAATACGCCTCAAACTTTGACGCTTACCATATATCACTCTACCGGGCAAATTAGTCAACACAATATTTGAAAAAGAGCTGCCCTATTTCAAGGCAGCCCTACTTCTACACAAATCGGCAATATTTTTCCTTAATCTCAGCCATTTAAGCTGCAAAGACCAAGTCCCCACAATACCCCCTGCGCAATTTCGCGAAAATATGCGTGAGAGGGGGCATCGGTCTTTCCCTCAAAAGTAGAAATATATATTGCCCCTACATCAACATTCCAATGTGAGATTTAGAAGATCTACTGCCTTTTTCTCACTTGTTTCTATTGCTAGTTCTACAGACTTCTTAGCTTTTTCGAGCAAAGCTTTACTCTCTGCACGAAGCCTAAAACTCTCTTTTATAACCTCTGTTATTTCTCTCTGAATCTTATCATCAGCAATAGGAATCAATACTTTCTCAATTTCCTCTGGACGCCAGTGTTGTATTATTGAACCACCTGCATCTCTCTCTGCTTGCATACCTACAACACGCGAATTAAGCACAAGTGTCAAATAATCCGCCAATACTGATTTATCTTTCAAAATAAAATGCAATAGAGCTCCTGAAGAAATAGCCTTCATATCTTCTTCTATCTTATATGCAATTCCAATACTTCCATCTTTTGAAAATAAAATCATATCCTTTTTAAAAGACAACTCTTCATTGTAATATTTTTTTTCATCCAAGAAAATATCAGGTTCTTTCAATCCTTCTTTTGATACATCAGCAACGCGATAAAAAGGAACACCTTCTGATAAATATGCATCACTACCTGGTTCAATAGATTTTACTATGTTCACAAGAGAATTTAGTGGTCTACACCCATATTTATTCAATCGTTCTACCAATTCATCAAATTGTGGCATAAAATACTCTGAATCAAATCTTTCAACCTTTTGTATATCACAAAATGACCGAATAGACACATTATGTTTACATGGCTCCCATTTATCAATTCCCAACTCTTTCATTAGGATTTTTTCTGCTTCCTTGTATTTTGCATCCGACTCTTTTTTCTTTTGCACAGATGCTTCATACAAATTTTCTACCTCTTTCTGAAACTTCTTAGAATACTCTGGAATACGCATTTTCGTTATTATTGGTAATGTAATATGTGGCTGTCCAGTTTGTGAAGCAGATCTCCACATAAGATTCTGACCATAACTTGAATGTAAAAAAGACCACAAGTAATATCTGTTAATGCCTTCAAGAATATTTGTTCGTAGAATAATAACATCCCTACACGTAGCGTACATTGGATACTCATCTGTAACCAGTCCGACCTTTGCCAATGTATTTCCACCTTTAGCAATAATAATATCCCCTGGATATGCCACCGAAATAGTAGTAGGATTATCATCCAAAACTTTTTGAGGCAAAAAAACAGTCTTATCTGTGAGCACAACCAATCCATTACTTATCTCATTCACACGTAAAAAAGGCACTAAACTCCTATCATCACTATAAAAACCCGTGATAGATGGATAAAATGCACTGCAATCTACAATACCCTTATGTTCACCAACTGTTTTTCCTTTCTTCTTAGCAATAATTTTTTCTAATTTAATATTGCTTTTTGAGTAGTATTCTGAATCAAATCTTATTGTTCCAGTATCTACCCTCGACAATTTGACAACAGAACATTCCAGCCTCTCCAACAAATTGTTGAACACATCATCACTGGAGAGGCTTGCTAAAAAGGGAGTTCATTCTCCGGATGCATTATTTGATTCAGTTCTTCCTCTGTTGGTGCAAAACTAAGTTTATTATCATATGCAAATTTAATAAAAGCTTCTGCAATTCCATTCTGACTATAGATATTATTAGGATTAATATTTTTCATTTTAGGATCATGGTTAAATAAATCATGTTTAACAAATATATGATCATGCGTATCTTTTACTCTCTCCTCATACTCAACCACATCCTCCGCTTTTAAATAAAATTTCTGCGCATCATTCGGAAGATTTAAATATTCTTCATTTGAAATGATATCATTATTATTGTCCCCTAATATATTATCTTCTTTATACAATGCTCTTTCATCTGTATCCAATGACAACCATTCAACTATGCTAATTTCTTTTTTATTTTCTGTATCATTATTATCTTTCAATACAAAAATCGAATTTTTCAAAATCCATTTTTTATGACTTTCTAAATCGCCTATTTTTTTTACAAACAAATCCTTAATGAACCTTGTTTTTCCATCCTCCGTTTTATGTTCTTCAGGTATAGTTATAGTCTCAAATTTTATTAAATAATTAGATTTTTTTGTAATCTCTTTATATTCTTTTTCTGTTAGAATTGCGTCGTCATTTTTTCGCTTATATTCATAAACTATTTTCTTCTTATGGGCCTTTTTGTTTGCAAGATATTCTTCTTCCGTAACTGATTCTTCATCAAGTTTTCTTATGTATATAATATTTTTTTCGACTTTATCATAGTTTTCCTTATTGACAATCTGATTATATTCTTCTTCTGAAATAATCATTTTATCAGACTTTCTGATAATCAATTTTACAGTCGTGTATTTATATGATGTCCAATTTACATATGTCTCTGTAACATATATTTTATCCCCTGAATTATCTTTACTAGGTTCCTGCATAGTTGCAAAGAAAATAGGATAATCAATATTTCCATTTTCATCTGCATCGGGTTTCGGACATATATTAGGATATCCACAATCATCATCTGTCCATTTTTGAACAAAAAGTACACTTGTCTTTGTACCCGTTCCCGATTTTCCATTTTTAAATGTGTTTCCATGCAATCCGACTACTGCCAATAATCTACATTGCTTTAATATATACTCTCTAATATATTTATCTGATGTATTATTAAATCTTCCTTGCGGTAATACAATGGCCATTCTCCCACCAGGTTTAAGAAAATTCAAATTTCTCTCAATGAATAAAATATCCCTACCAACCGTATTTTGCAACTTTTCTTTAGGATCACCGCCTTTATGCCCTAAATCATATGGCTCAATTTGTTCAACATTATCCAGATCACCAGCAAATGGTGGATTTGCCATTAAAACATCAAACAAAAAACCTTGATATTTTTCTTTAGGTTCTGTAGCCCTTTTATTCTTGCTTAAATCTACAAGTTTATGAAATCCTTCACTATATTTTGCTGCCCATAATGGATTATTTGCAAACTCCGAGTCCCAGCTTTTATAATCTAGCGAATTAAGATATAAAACATTTGTATGCCCATCACCCGCTATAATATTAAGCATTCTACCAACACGAACACAATTTTCTCCAAAATCAATTCCAAAAACATTATCTTGAACATAGTCTGTCTCTTCGGCTGTTCTTTCATTTGTAGTAAACAAATTGGTTGCGTCAGGGTTCATCTGTTTCCAAACATGGAAAATAGTATGCATTGGGAATCCACAGCTTCCTGCCGCAGTATCAATCATTTTCTCATTCTCTTTTGGATTCAACATTTTAACACACATATCAATAACGTAACGTGGTGTAAAATATTGTCCCATATCACTCTTTTGATTATTATTTACCAAATGTTCAAAAGCATCATCAACCACTTCTAAATTTGAATTAAAAAGTTTTACATTTTGCAATTCTTTCACACATGATTTCAATGCCCCCTTCTGCATCTCTATACGTGAATCATCCGGAAAAACTCCCCTCCATTTCTTTTGTGCTTTTTGAAATAGTTCATTTATTTTATTATAAACATCATCTAATGAATCCTGCTCTTTAACTCGGAACTCTAATACCCTGAATTTTGAATCACCAATCTCGTTTAATGTCTTATTATATTCATTCTGACCAATTGCTATAACATCAGCATCCCTACTAGACATTTTTTCATCATACAATTTTGAAAAAATAAGCTTAAATATTTCCTCAAAAGCTTTTTCGCTTGAATCATTTGCTCCAAATTTTTGTTCAACAGAAAGAATAATGTCCTTTAATGTTTCAGTTTTGAGTCTATCTGATTGCATTAATTGTTTTAATGTAAATCGTCTTTTATCCTTCCATTCTTGAATATCTTCACCATTTTGTGGAAAACGATCAATTATTAACTGATTCTCAAAATATGGAAAATCATAAAACTCCGGCGTTGATACACCATTTACCAAAACTCCTAACTGTGATTTCTTCTGACTACAATAGGAATACATCTGCTGATACGGCGTTGATCCCTCTCCCTCCCAATTTTTATGATAATTAGTAATACGTGGACGTTTTACCTCAATTATCATTTGAATTTTCTTATGTTCAGAATCAAAAACAGCAATATCAATTCTTTTATCAGTATCTATTGTTTTACCCGCAATAAGAACTGGTTCTTCTAAAGAAAGTTGTTCTTTATCATAACCATATTCAGTAATCAACTTATACGCATAATACTGTCTCACTATTTCTTCTGGTGTTAGCTTAAAATAATCTCCATCGTTATTTTTTCCTCTTACAACGCATTCTATACCTGGTTCTCCATTTCTTCGAGTATTAATTCTACCATTAATCCACTCTATGTCATCCGGAGTAAATTGATTCAATGATTCATATTCACTTGGTTCCAATATATCTTTTATCTCCATATATACTAGTCCTCCTTAAGTGTATTTTCTCTTTCATTCTTTTTTATAACTCTATCCGATTTCTTTTAAAGCCATTCTTCTTACAAATTTCACTATACGAAGCATATGCTTCAATTCTTGCAGCCTGTTTCAACTTATCCAACTCTTCTTCACTAACTCTTATACTCATAGAAATTGTTTTATTCATTTTAAAGTCCTCCTATGCGTAAAATTATATCCTCTATGTGCAACATTTACAACACAAATCGCCACGTTACAACATGAAAATAGCAGGTCATTTTGCACCTGCTACTTCCACATTTATTCATAGGATGACTGCACATTTCATCCATTATTTTACTAGCTTTATCCGTATAAAAATCGTAGTACCCGCATCTCTCATTCACCACGTTTTACCCCACTTTATCGCACTTCATCGCCACCTATAACTGTACTCAAAGCCCTGCCGTGGCAGATGAAAAGTATTTTTATCATAATATCTATAATTCTCCATAAGTTGAAATAATACCCTTTTAGTTGACAGCTCTGTAACAATAATGGCATATTAAAATTTTATGTCTGAATAAGTCTCTACGAATTTTGACATATACTTCAAATTGCGAACAGAATATCCTTTGCTTTCCCAAAAAACAATCCGAATATCTGTTGCCAGGTTAGCAATAAATCTTTGAATACAAGCTTGACATATTACCCAATTAGACATAGCATACTCTATATTGATGTTAAACATGGTGAAAGGAGTCTTTTATGCCTAAGGTTACACGTGATGATATTCCCAACTGGTTTCAACGCCAAACCGGTTTTGATGTCGATGTAGAAGAATTAAAGACGGCAGCTGAGCTTGATCGAATTGCCTGTTCCGATGAGCCAATGAAGCTGATTCGCGATTTATGGGGTATTCGCCCACGTGATTTTGAGCGTATTTTAGGTGCTCCCAGCCGTACGGTTGAGATGTGGTTTCATGAAAAATCTTCGCGGCCAGCTTCTTGGGTCGTACGTTTAATTGTTGAAAAATGTGCTGCCTATCATAAAAAACAGTCTTCATTATAAATGCTAAAAACTTAGTTACATTATATACACTATATACACTTTTACCGGCTAAGCTCAGCATAAGTATATTATTTATTCAAATCTTCAATTGCCTGCGCTGCCCCTAAGATACCTACTTTAGCGTGTTCAAAGGTAAGCCCGCCTTGCAAGTAAACATTAAATGGTGCGCGCATCGGTCCATCGGCGCTAAATTCAATCGATGCCCCTTGCACAAATGTGCCAGCTGCCATAATAATTTGGTCAGTATAACCTGGCATATCCCAAGGCTCAGGAGCAGCATAAGAATCAACTGGTGAATATTTTTGAATACCGCCACAAAAAGCAATCATCTTATCGGCACTGCCAAGTTCAATGGCCTGAATTATATCGCCGCGCACTGCATTAGGAAGTGGCAGCGTTTTGTAACCAAGCTTAGCAAATATTCCAGCCGCAAAGATAGCGCCTTTAATCGCTTGCGCAACTACATGCGGGGCTAAAAAGAAGCCTTGGAATAAGAGCCGGTTATTTGCTAAGCTAGCGCCTAATTCATCACCCATTCCTGGAGCAGTCAAGCGATATGATGCCAATTCTACCAGCTTATCCTTACCAGCAATATAACCACCAGTCGGGGCAACCCCACCACCAGGATTTTTTATGAGCGAGCCTGCCATGATATCCGCACCAACCTGGGTTGGTTCCAAATTATCGACAAATTCGCCATAGCAATTATCAACAAAACAAATACAATCAGGCTTAAGGCGATGAACTTCTGCGGTTATCGCTTTTATATCTTTAATTGAAAGCGGATTACGCATACTATAACCACGGGAACGCTGAATTTCAACCATTTTAGTTTTGGACGTTATAACATTTTTTATCCCCGCCATATCGACCTTGCCATCTACCATTGGAAGTTCGTTATAAAGCACCCCAAATTCCTTTAATGATCCCGCTGATTCATTTTCATAACCAATAACCGTTTGCATCGTATCATAGGGTTTACCAGTCAATGAAACCAGCTCATCACCAGGGCGCAAAATGCCGAATAAAACGGTAGCCAAAGCATGAGTACCTGACACAAATTGCGTGCGGACAAGTGCCCGCTCTGCCCCAAAAACTTTAGCATAAAGTTCTTCTAATTTACCGCGGCCAATATCATCATAAGCATAACCTGAGGTAGTATTAAAATGCGCATCAGATACCTTGCATTCGCGCATGGCGTCAAGCACCTTTAAGGTATTAGCTTCAGCTATATCATCAACTCTTGCAAATAATTCTTGTGACTCCTGTAAAACTTCTTTTTTTAAATCCAATAATTTTTTTGAAAACGGCACGGTTATCTCCTCTATTCTTTCATTTCATATTTACTAAAAAATTCTTTTTCTGACAATGGCAATTTTACTTTAATCTGCGTACCATTAGCCAAATATTCTACTTGTTTTACGGCCTGCAATTTGTGCAATTGGTTAATAACCTGACCTTCACTAAATGGTATCAGCAAAGTCATATTTACTTGACTTTCTTTAAAAAAGTCCTCTATACATTGCATTAATTCAGCAATATTTTCGCCAGTTGCTGCCGAAACACAAATTCCTTGCCGATCGCGCAGCATTATTTGACAAGCATTGCGGTTAGGCAAATAGTCAATTTTATTAAATACAAACATTGCTGGCTTATCTGCCGCATTTAATTCCTGCAATACCTTTATGACTGCTTCTATCTGTTTTTCGTAATTTTCATTGCTAGCATCTACTACATGCAGCAGTAAATCAGCTTCCTGCACTTCCTCTAAAGTTGCTCTAAAAGCTTTCACTAACGTATGCGGCAATTTTTGAATAAAACCTACAGTATCTGTTAGCAGTATTTCCTGTTTTTCTGGCAAAACTAAATGTCTGGTGGTTGTATCAAGTGTGGCAAATAATTTATCCTCAGCTAAAACATCAGCACCAGTAAGTTTATTTAATAAAGTTGATTTGCCAGCATTAGTATAACCTACCAGCGATACTAACGGAAGCTGCGATTCCTTGCGTCGCAAACGATGCATGTTCCGATTTTTACGTAGATTTTCAATTTGTACTTCAATATCATGAATCCGACTATAAATCCGGCGTCTATCGACTTCAAGCTTGGTTTCCCCAGGGCCACGGGTACCAATACCACCACCTAATCTTGAAAGTGCCATACCCTGCCCCATCAATCTTGGCAAATTATAGCGAAGCTGCGCTAGCTCTACCTGCAACTTACCTTCACTAGAATGCGCCCTTTGGGCAAAAATATCCAAGATAAGTGCCGTTCGGTCAATAACCTTTATCCCTAAAACCTGTTCTAGATTATGCTGCTGCGAAGGCGTCAGCTCATCATCTAAAATTAAAAGACTAGCATCATACTCTTGAATAAGCATGGAGATTTCCGATACTTTGCCTTTACCTAAAAAAAACGCCGTATCAGGTTTTTCACGTTGCTGCGTAACCGTGGCTACCACATCAGCGCCTGCCGTATCAGCTAACCGCGCAAGTTCAGCCAGTGATTCATCAATTGGCCATAACATACCTTTATGACTGACACCAGCTAAAATTGCTCGTTCAACCTCAACAGCGGTTGACACCACCTTTACTGCATTCAGCTTTTTATTAATCGCCGCTATCAGCATATTAAGATTAATCGCCGCCATAGAACTCATCTTCAAAGGACCATATTGCGAAATTTCCAGTGTACCATCAGCCGCTTCTTCGCCAGTAAAAAAGCCCATACAGCCAATGATAGTACCACCGTCTTTTCGACCAATCGCGGTCATACAATCAAATTTTAACCGTCTTAATGACGATAAATCCGGTGTGCTCAAGCGCACATCACCACTAGGATGCGTATGGATACAGCGTATTCCCGATAATCTCCGTTCAGAACGGCTTGATTTAGCAAATTCCGGCAAATCTACCGTATCAGCATCACCTAATGAAACTTGAACTATCTTGCCATGACGATTTATATATACTGCCACTTCACGTTCAAGTATATCAGTGACTTCCAGCATAGCTTCATTCAATTCATGCGTTGAAACCTGTCCGATTGGAACAGTTAATTCATAAATAGCTTTTAATTTTTCTAGTACATAAGTTTTTATATTGGCTAAATCACCGTTAACCTGCATAAATTATCCCCTTTTAACTGCGATTTACGATATTAGATATATGCTTTAATGTTATCGATAATGTACCATCAGGATTATTATTAAACTCAACAAATTCCGTATCAGCAAAATAATCGGTTGGTATCGTAAGTTCAATACCAGTATCAGTTTTTAATTTATGTTTGCACATTTTCTTTAACGTTGCTTCCTGATTCATTTTTACTGGTTCAGTAAAGCCGGCATCTTTTATTGCTGCATCAAAATCAGCCTGCATCGCAGTATTACCTTTAAATAATTCCTTGCCAGCTTCCTTTAAATCAAGCTCATCACCAGCTTGCATGTTTTCCGTCACATAGCTCTTTACCGCCGCTTCTGTAGCAATTTTATCCTGCCCATAGGCTTCGGCTACTTTCTCCGCTGTTTTGCTGAGATTTTTAATTGCTTCTTTAGGCGATGGTGCCAAATTACATTCTAATAGCATTTCGGGAAACACATAAATAGCATTACCATCAATAGTATACTTCTTGCAAGCAACTAAAATATCTTTACTATCAGCAGTAATAAACGCAAATTCAGCTATTTTTTGATTAGGATTTGGCATTATCGAATAATGGTTTATTATATCATTTCTTATACCACTCTCCGTTTGATTTACTTGGTGAATATAACCAATATGACTATTAGAATTAAAAACCACCAGTTGTCTTTTATCATCTATACGAACATCAGCTACAATTACATCAACTGATGTCATTTCTTCCGCATGAATAAAAGCATTTTCCAATGTTTTAGCTATATTCTTCGAAAAGGCAATAAAATCAATATTACCAGCTAAATATTCCTTGAATTCCTGCTGCATATTGCTGTCATCATAAAATTTACCAGGTTTTGCTTCCTGACTATGCCATGATTTTTCGATGTGCTTCAATAAAAAAGTTTCAATACTTCCTTGAACGGTTAGTTCTTCATCTGAATAAACCGTCATTCCGGATTTAAAATCTAAAATATGTAATATTGCCTTATCAATCACTATCATGCTTTAAATCTTCCTTTGCTTGGACTTTTTGCTGCCGCTTTACCGCCTCCTGCTCAGCTAAATTTCGCACTTGCTTTAACCGTGGCAGCATTTTCGCTTGCAACTTTTCCTTTAATTCAACAAGATCTGCCGAATCAAAATCGTAATTTACATCGGGAATATTCCATATACGCGCTTCAGCAAAAAATTCATCCCGATAAATATTGTAATAAACCGTAAAACTGCTCTCAAGCGCAAAATCAACATAATCAATCACGATATATGAGCCATTATTTATCTTTACCGGCTCTTGGGGACGGATAAACAGCAAAAATCCTTCTGCATTAGCAGGCAGATCCTTAGCGTCTTCCCATTCCATAATGCCCTTATCAATAACAATACTGCTGATACTGTTTATATTGAAGCTTTCCATGTCCATTAAAACTTGTTCAAATTGCTTTATCAAAAGATCTTCAAATACAGTAAGCTTAGCGGTTATAAATTCGATACGGCAAAATTCAATCAACCCGATTTTTAAGCGAACCTTGTATTCATGGGTTTCCTCATGAAAATATATCGTTACACTCTTATGCTCAGCGTCATTATAATAGCGATACAGGTCATACATATCCTTTTCAATATGCATACCACGATCAAGCGTGAACCCATGCCAGCTAGCCGGAAGATTTTGCATATACGCCCAATTATCAGTTTCTTCCTTTACCTTGGCTATCGTTTCCTCTTTCACCTGTAATTTAAGCCCCTATCTAACATATCTTATCCTGCTCATTTTATCACAATGCCTATTCAAGCACAATGCAAGTTAAGCAACATCAGTTAGTTAAAACTATAAAAAAGACGGTCACCATCTTTTTATGGTGCCGCCTTTAATTTTACTATTATAAAGTTCATTAATGCTGCTGAGCATTTACATAGTCATAAACCACGCCGTATTGCAGCCAGCTGTCAACCGAAGCAATTACTATATTCATTATTGCCAAACACTCTTTTATAAATATCATAGAGTATTATGTTTTCTTATCAAGTATCTTATCCGGACGTGTGGTTTATTAAATATTAACATAGGTCATTTTGAAATATTTTAGTCGATTGCAGACAAATTGCAGACAAAATTTAGTTATTATACATCATGTGCTTGTGCGTTACAAAAGCTATATTTTCACAAGCACAAAGTTCCCAGCCTGAAATTACCATTTCGCGCTCCAAGTCATGAATTATCATTTTTTCCTTACATACATTCTCTAGTAAATGTTGAAAATGAATATAATCTGAGCACTGATGCTCTATACACCATGCTGCGATAGCTGCATATAATTTTTCAGTAGAAGTCTCCCAATCACTCCACTGATCAATAAAACCGGCTAAGGCTTTGCGTTTAAATTCCTGACCAACACTTGATGCTTTTGTGGAAAATGCTTCACGAGGAATAATATCATCTTCATCTCCTGCCTCTCTTTGAGCAATCAGCATTAAATCATGTTTGTTTAAAAATATCTTTTCCGTTTTATGTAAATCTTCGCTTTCTGCTCTATATTGACAGTGTTGTAAATCAGACATATGTTCCAAGCCTAAAAATGCCATATATTTTTCAGCCTTATTATGAAACATTATTCCTTCCAGCTGATGATTTAATGCCATCTGGTAGACTTTCGACAGTGTCCATTCTTTCGTTTCCATACTTTGTTTCCTCCTGCTCACCTTTCAATCGATTTTGTATATTTCCAATAACCTTTTCACGTAGCATACTGCCTTCCGTTGAAAATGCAAGAAAACCAGCTATCATACCAGCCACAAAGTTACCCATAGAAGGTCACCACCTTATGCTATCTTTGAAACAATAATATTTGCCAGCGTAAGTGTACCAGCACTTCCAGTATATACTACATTAACGGTTTTGCTTACGCTGCGGCATGGACAATATCTGCCAACTTTAATAAGCGTAGAAAAACCAATTGCTTGTGGCGATCCTGCTGATGTTGTGGCCACACTGCTAGCCTGATTACTATTAACGCCATCTACCTGTAACTGCGCGCCAATAGAACCAGCTTCTGTACTAGACCCGTAAGCATTAAAATCGACACGATATATGCCAGGACGGTTAAGTTTTACTGTTGCGCCGCCATTGGACAACAATGCGACGCACCCCGTCTCCACATCAATATTGTTAAACACTATATTGGTATTTGCCGTAACAGCAATATTGCTAGAATGAGCTTGTAACATTTAAATTCCTTCTTTCAATAAAATATAAAACAAAAGAGGGCGACATTTACGCCGTCCTCTATGTACGGCACGGATGTGTGCTCTGCTACTTTTGCTATGCTTGAATTTAAGCTATACTGCCAGCACCACAGCAATAGCCACCGATTGAACTGCCAATGCCAAGACCATTGACAATACCTGCATTAGGGCATACTGCGCCAACGCCTGTTACGTTTGGTTTAGTAAGCATATTAGCTTTGATACCTTCAATTTCACGCTGGAGAGCCGTGAACTGTGCAGTCATATTCTGTGCTAACGTCATACGCTCAATCGTTGCATCCTTGGCCGCAAGTTTTGCTTCATAGTTCTGCTGCTGGAGAGCGGCAGCCGTTTCATAACGGTTCTGTTGTGCAAGATTATTGATTTTAAGGTCAAACATCTTTTCACCCATAGCCGCATCATACTGCAAACGGGACTGTGTAGCGAGCTGATTTGTAGAAGCTTGAACGGCCGATGTTACAGTGTCGGTGTTTAACAAGCTGCGTTTTTCAAGTTCACAATTAGTTACCTGTCCACAACCACGCTCAGCATTCATAAGAGCTAACGCATCAGCAATACCGTTGCAGTTATTAGCAGGTGGCTGATTATTGCGATTCCAGCCAAAACCGCCTTGGAATATCCAAAACAGAATAAGGAAGAAAATAATCAATCCCCAGCCAGTAGTGTTGCCAGCTCCCATAGCATTATTTTCGTCAAGTGCCATAGTAAAAACTCCTTTCATGAATAATTATATTTATATATATTACATCAGCTTTTTAACTGTTGTAATCCTGCTTTTAAACGCGACAAATCGTCCATAGAGCTTATGGCTTTGTTTATTGGTATAGATGTGCCAGTTAGTTGATGAAGTGCCTTGCGAGCTTTATTTATATCAGCACCGCAAGCTGAGGCAACAACTCCAGCGAGCGGACTATCAAGAAGTTTTCCAGCCTGTTCAATTGCCGTATTTGTCATACCAAAAGCCTTAATTACCTTTTGGGCATCGCCCAGACTGTTTACGCCTTGTGACGCATGTTGCGCCTGATTCCATGCCTTCGACAGTTTCTGTGTGTTCTGCTGATTCATTCCTAGCAGCTGCGCCATCATTTGAGCGTTCATTTCGCAAGACCTCCATTTCTGCTTGCATGGCTTTCATTTGTTCCATCATACTGCTCATTATCTGCATAGTTTCTTGTTGTATCTGTTCAGGCGTTTTTGGGGGAGTGATAACACCTAAATCTACCAATTTTTTATAATAATCATCTGCCAATGACTTTAATTCGTTATACTTAGAGTCAGTAACTCCGACACGGGTTTTATTTCCATATAGAGTATTAACTTCATAAATAATACCATCTTCAACTGTACATATTCCTGAAGCTGTAGTTTTTAATGTGCTTTGCTCTATTTGCATATCATAGTCACGCTCCGTTTCTTTATACTTAAATATTAACAAATAATGCTTGCTCCAAAATGGCACATTTATGTCTAAAAAATGTCAAAAAAAATAATCCTCCACATTAAGTGGAGGATTGTAATACGCATTACAGCAATTTTGCTACTTTATCATATACTCTTTTTATAACACGATTTACTGTTTCTACTGAACAGTTAGCTTTTTCAGCTATTTGAAGATTACTTTTTCCATGGATAAATTTATCGTCTAATATTTTCATATCAGAATCAGATATTTTTATTTGCTCTAACATTACCTTAAAATCTTTTTTAGTAGATTCACTAAGCCAATCCCTTGCCTTTCGTCTATTATCATACATAAGCACCTGCTTCCTGCGGAGGATTAAATTTTTCACTTTTAGACACCGCAAATCGACAAGCTACCGCAGATGATACAGGTATAGCTGGCATAATACAAGCTTCACTATTTTTAGGATGAGCAAATACAAGCCAAGCAAACAGTATCAGCGATACTATGTATAGTGCTATCATTACCAATACGGTTAATTGCAACTTGCGGATAGTATCACGATACACGTCTACCGCAATAGCAAATACCGTCAGCATTTTATCGGTACTAAGTTTCTTTTCACTCATGCCGTGGCTCCTGTCGTTTCTTTAATCAACAATTTCCCAATCATTAGCCAGCATGTCCGACTGTGAAGCTAACCAGCCGATTTGCACTCCACTAGTTCCGACAAAAGCAAGTGCTTTATTGCCGATGGCGTCATGATTGCAATTTACAATTTCACCTTTTGTATTTTTATAGCTTATGAATGTGGCTAACTCTACATACTGATTTTTACCGTTCCATCCATTTCGTTTAATTTTATTGCCTTTTTTCACTGCAATAATAGCTTCTCCAAAATTCATAATAAACCTCGCTTTCTTTACGTCCTTAATCCTTTGGGAATTTAACCTTAAAGTTATCCCATTTCTTATAGGCATCCACATAAGTCTCATCTTTATCGCCATTATGTGTAATTTCATAATACATTCCGTCACTAATATTTGTACTAGCAAGTACCTTCCAATTCTGGAGCGTTTTACAGAACCATACCACATATACATCGTCAGTAGTTATCTGCTTTCCGTCAGTAACATCAACATGGCTATTGAAATAATCGACAACAATCTGTTTTGCTTTTTCCTGCATAATTCATTCCTCCACTCTTTCATACGTTTTATCAAAAATATCAGGTTTGCACGGATACTGCTCACCGTTTACGCCTGTGATAATATAATCGCCAGGGTCAGCAAGAAGAAACCCTTCTAATGTTTCGATATACATCGTCTTGTCTGTCTGGTATGCTTCTACTATTACAGACTTACAGGCTTTTTTCTGTATCTCATGGTACTAACTCCCTTAAAGATTCTCATAATCAGTGACACCACGGGCAATAGCACGTGCAAAATCGTCGGGTTTAGTACGTAGCAGATCTTCATCTTCAAAGTTACTGATGAACGCCGTCTCGACGAGAACGGCTACCGCGTCAGTGTTGTGCAGCACATATAAGCCATTGACACCCGGTACTGAGGCTTTAGGACCACGGTCTGTCAGCGGCAAGCTATTGACAAGCTGGTTATTAATGCATGTTGCTAGCATCTTGCCGTACTTGCTAGTGTGAAAATAGAAGGTTTCGGTGCCGTTGGCTTCTTCCGCTGCTGCGCTGTTACAGTGTATCGATACAAAGACATCAGCGTCCCAGCTATTACTATCACTGACAATTTCATATAAATCGTCACTCTGTAAAAGCTGACATTCGCATCCAGCAGCTTCTAAATACTTTTTAACAAGACTACCAATAGTTGCGGCTACATCACTTTCCCGTAATCCTGTCGTGTTGTTGACTGCTCCTGGATCCGGATTACCGTTTGGTGCATGACCTGGATTAATAAAAACTCTCATAATAAAAAAACCTCCTTAAAATAAAAGGGCTGTCATGATGGCAGTCCTAAAAAAATTACTGTTTTATCTGGCTAACAGCGGTTTTACCTAGATAGCCGATTAATCCCGTTGCAATATTGCTTTGCAGCTGCTCGCTGGAACCAAAGATAATCGACATAAAAAGAGCCAGCACTAAGCCAGCCCCTACGATCATATCCACATTAAACTTCATTTAGTACACCCCCAACCTCCGTGATGAAGCAAATCGTCGATACCGTCAATTCTGTGATGAGCTGATTTAGTGCTTTCCTCTGTTCTGACTAACCTAGAATCCATTTCATGCTGAGAACTCTGCATTTCACGCAAAGTTCTATTAAGCTCTTTAATTGATGTATTAATAGGCTTTAAAAAAACATATGAAAACACACTGCCAATAAATGACATTATGATAGTCATTTGAACAATCATTCCGATTGAATCCATGCTACCACCTCCGTACATCTTTTTTTGATAAAAACAAACAGGGATAACCGGTAAAACCCAATCACCCCTGTTGTCAGTATTCAGTTTAGTAATGGTCAGCCAGCAGAAATTTCGTCTTTTTCTTCTGCCTTATCGTATTTGACGCATTTACCGTTTTCGTCAATCTCATAGCCGTCAACTGCCAAGATGGTGTCAATATCGTCTTTGTACTTCGGGAACTTTTTTACAACTCTGTTATAATCGAGTTTACCCATTTCAATTCTCATTGCTAAATACGGTGCCATAATAAAATCACAATCCTTTCTGTAGTGAAAATTAATTGATAGTATCTGAATCACTTGTATCACTGTCCATAATGAGACAATCCAGTGCTTCTGACATTATATTTAACTGTTCCTGCAATTCTGCAAACTGTTCAGCAAGTGTTGGTTTTTCTTTTTCTGCTTCTTCCTGCTTTTTAGCGGCCGCCTGTGCTTTTACATCAAGCTGGTGTGCTTTGATGTAGTCTGCATTATCAGCGTCAAGCCAATACTTGCCTTGCGCTTCTGCTGGTTCTTTGTCAGTAAAAGCGTAGTTGTGCAAGTTGTGAGCAGCAGCAAAGTTCAAAAGCGTTTCAGGAACATCACTGTTATTTGTATACAGATATAGCATTAAGTATTCGCCTCCCCTGCATTATAGTTTATTTTATAGCTGCCATCAGTTAGCAGCTTTACTTCCAGTACATCAGAATTAGGATAGCTATATGTTGCGTCAGTACCGTATACGGCTTTATTCCAAGATGCTTTTTTATCTGCTACTATCGTTAATGCTGTGACGGCACAATTGTCAGCTACGTTAGTTTCAGCAAGTGCGTAAGCTATGGCAAATCCTTTCATGCCGAGTTCTGCTATTTTAGCTTCTGGAATGTTTGCTACTTCGCTTGCGGCCATTGCGCCAGCTGAAAAAGTATTTACGTCTGTAGCGTCCACATTTTGCCATGTAGCCATTTCTTTGTTATAGGCTATATAAGTAGTCAAGTCTTTAGTAAAAGCCACTTTGACGCTTGAATTAGACGTTGTGGTGGCTGACGTTACCGCTATACTATGTACTACTTCATACCCGCCTAGATTTATCAGCTTTTTAGGAAGTACAAGCTGGTCTTTTGGTACTGCTGAAACTGTACATTCGACTAAATTATTATATTCCGAATAGGTTAATATTTTAAATTTGCCGATAGTTTTCAGCTCATCAATAGTTGGTGTTTCGCCGTTCGTGGCAGTAAAGAGTGCTACTTTTTCTTCATCAGACAAGGCGTTCCAATCGGGGGCTAACTGTTGAAAAGTTCCGTTACTCATACCGTACACCGCCCCCCCCGTAGTAGACAAGTATACTTGATTGATGATTGTGAAATAATGGTTAGGCGGTGTAAAATTGTTATTCCATAAAGCCTTATTTAATATGACAAAATTATCTATTACACCACTTGTATGAAAATCACTTAAATTTACAGAAGAATAGTCAGAACCAATGCACATATTGTTAAGTGATGTTAATAGCACTGTTTCGGATAATTCAAGACATAATTTACCATCTACAAATACTAACTGTGTATCATTTTTGCATGTTATAGCTATATGATGCCATTCGTTATTTACAACATTAACTCCTAAACTATAAACCTTACTTACCCCGTCTGTAATATAAGCAGTAGTCGAACCGTCGCGATAACTATAAAACAAAAGTTGTTTGCTTTCGCTATAGAGTGCAAACACTATAGCATTTTTGTGCAATTCTTTTGAGCATTTAAACCATAAGCTGGCAGTATATTCTTGCGGTGCAACGAAATTATCGCTATCTTTAATGATTTTTATAGCATTAGTACCATCGAATTTTATTGCGCTGCCACCAAAAACACCTTGTTCTTTTGCTATCTGATTACCGTAATTTTCTAATGTACTGCCGTTTAAATCTACTACTTTATTATTTTGATATTTCAAATTAAACAAAAACTTAGCACTCATTCTTTACACCCCCATACTGCGTTATTTTCATCAAGATAAAGTGTATTTAACGGATTTGCTAGACTATGCTTTGGTGGCGTAAAATTTTCTTCCCATAGCACATCGTCCCTAAAAATTACAAAATCAGATATTATAGCGTTTAACCACGTATTAGATTGTCTACCATCCCAACCGATATGCGCATTTTGTGACAAATCAAATAAATTATTGGGCACGGAGAATTTCGTGCCATTTCCATCTATGTAGTAGGTAGCTTCCGTGCCTTTTCGCACCAATGCAAAATGATGCCATACATCTTCTGATATGGCTTTTCCATATCGGCAAGTAGTATATCCTCCTGCCAGTGGTATAAAAGTACAATATGGAGTGGGTTGGTAATTTTCACGAGCAGAAAAGCCAGCATAGTCAGAAGAATGTCCGATTATGCAATCCCAGCCGGCAGTAGATGTTTTGTATTTCAGCCAGCATGATATTGTAAAGTCGATATTGTCACTAAAATCCAAAAGTGGATTATTAACTAGTTTTATGTATGAATTTCCCGAAAATTCTAGTCCTTTTTTCTTGCCAAAATTATCTGTGACAATGGTTATATTCTGAACTTTATCTATTTCTCCCGCTAAACTAACAGCATTGTTGTTTTTTACAGTTAATGCTAATACTTTTGCCACTTTATATATCCACCCCTTCCGCGCTTTTATATGTGCTAAAATCTATTTCATCCGACTGACTTATATAACCAGCACTGCCCAACGCTACGGGTATAGTCATTGCTACGCTATAATTGTTTTTCAGCTTCAAACCGTTGTCACCAAATTCTACGCCGTACTCATGTGTAAACTGCGCTTCGTCACTAGCTGAAAAGTCGTTAATCTTAACCGACACATTCGTTTCCTGCGTTCCAGCTTTTAGTATTTCAACTGGCGGCAAGCATAATGACGGCGTATTGTTTATCGCTATTGATACGGTTTTAGGTGCGGTAATATTCTTTTTCGTTATTTGCGAATACCCGCTATTTGAACCGATAACGGTTTGGTCACTGTCAACTTTTTTCCAGTAGTCCTTGGCTAAATCCGCTTCAAAACTGCTTGACGGCGTATGAGTGACTAGGCATAAATAAAGTGACTGGTCATAAGTAACCAATGACTTATTAGCTACGTACTGTGTTGTATCTGCGCTCCAAGGTTCAGCCGTTGTCGTTGTCTGCCCGCTTGAATTACCGACCTCTTTCCAATTGCCAGCTTTTAAGTCTGCCGTAAAATCATTTGACGGTTGATGTGTTTTTATGCACAAATATAGTGCGTCATTAATCGTTACAAGTGATTTATTAGCTACATACTGCTTTGTATCTGCGCTCCAAGGATTAACGTTGTTATCAGCTTTATAGGCTTGTTTTAAAACATCATACACCTCTCTAAGTCCTCGAACTGTTACTAATTTTTCACCGTTTTTTAGACTTGCCGCCATATTAATCCCCCTCTATAAAATCGGCTGTCATAGCTTCAATAGTTTCCTCTGCTGTGGCAATATTAGCTTGATTTGTGCCATCTACTTGTACCCATTTAGGTTTCTTTGTGTTGGTTAAATCTGCGGTAAAATCTATTCCAGATGTATGCAATTCTATACACTCATAAAGTTTATGATTATATAAAACCGTCGTGCCTACATCATATAAACGACCTGCCGTCCAATGGTCAATGTCGGCAATAAGAGACTCCCAAAATGGCTTTTTGGTTTCTAAATTATATTCCGAAATAGGCGCGGAGCCATTTGTGCCAAAACCATAACGGTATAATTTTCGATTAAATACTGCAACGTCTTGCGATACGTATGTTGTTTTGGATGGGTCATATTCTAATATTCTCTCGTCTTTTATTTGCGTCCAATGCGACGATAATCCTTGAATATCTATAGAACCAGTTTTAAAGGTATCTGTATTGCTATGGTGGTCTCCAGCGCCGTAATAAGCATACACTCTAATTTTTACATGCGTACAGTTTGTCGCTGTGAATTTTGCAACTACATTATCTGTAAGATCAAAAATAGCGGCTGGTTTGTAATTTGTGCCACCGCTGCTAGTATAAACAATGCCTGTTGACATATAAATACTAGCAAAACCACTCACATGATACCATCTACCAAAAGACACTCTTGTTACAGTGCCGGTTTTAGGAAGTTTTAATACCAGTTCGCTGTAATACTTATCGGAATTACTATCATATTTAGTTATATAAAATGTTTGTTCACCAAGGTCGCCAGTTATGCTGTAGCTTTCTATCCCGTGTGATGTATTGGATAAAGACAATGGCTCGGCTTTAGAACATTTGTAAAGCCGTTTGTTGCCACAATAAGCGATTTCGTTAAATAAATGTGGGTAATTCTCGCCCATTGTATAATCGTAATCAACCAAGCTGGCGGGTACTGGTTTATAAGACGAAGTAAATTGATTATTGGTTGTCGGTGTTCCGCTTTGTGTAGTTACTGAACGTCGCAATCCTGTAGCGTCCCAAAAAAATACTTCACCATCTGATATAAGATTTGGCATAGGGCTATGTTTCATTACACATTTTTGGTCTAACTTAGTCCAATTCGGCCAAAAGTCATCTGCGAAAAGACGTCCACTGGTATGTGCTATTTGACATAGATAAATAGAGTTATCATCGTAATATACAATATCTCCAACATTGTATGCAGTGTTTGATTTCCAAGACATAATACCATTACCACTAGTTAATGTGATTTCAGTATTCGTTCCGTCACCCTTAGCGAAAGTCAACTTGTTTTCACTGCTTGATACCGATGAGATATAGCCAGTTATTGGATTACCATTAACATCGTTAATAGCAGTGTCTGCATTTTGTGCATGAGTAATATCATTAATTGATATTTTGTGCTGCTTTTTATCTCCAGTTACAAATAGAAGACTATCATCCTGTCTAGCAACACCAACAATACCGTTGCTATCCGATGTCAAACGACGCAATATAAGCTCACAACTACCATCAGTTGCAGTATCGCCCTCACCACTCCCTAGTGGTTCTGAATCCCCACTAGTACCCGCAGCAGTTACTTCCCAATAGCCCCACGACGGTATTGTAGTTGTTCTAAATACATCCTGCTTTTTATATGCAGTTTTAGCTTTCCACATGTCCCAATGCATTTTGGTCTCTTTATGCTCAATTGGTAATGCATGTTTGTCGATTGCTTCGCTGGCATTATTTATTGATTCTTTAGCTACTAAATCCGCTCCATCAACTATTGGTATTTTTAAATTTGGAGTTACTTTACTGCCCATTCTTATTCACCTCAACAAATTTTTGGTTTTCATCACTCCACCGTAAATAACGTTCAACATTGTCATTATTTTGATTAAACCATGTACTAATGGTAAAACAATCTTTAATTTCTACCACATCATAAGTGCTTGAATCACTGAATATTAACAATTTGCCATTTGGAATCCAATATTTACCTGTATTAGTTATAATAGCTCCATCTAGAATAATCGAGGGAGTAGCTGAATTATCATTACCTGTTACATTGGCATATTTCCCAAGCATAAACACAGGGCTATTGATATAGTCAATATATTTAGGCTGGTTATAATCAGTTTTCTGTAACACGATCTGTCCACCAACATCAAGTCCATTAGCCAATGTATCAAGCGCATCTTGCTCAGTAAGACAGAATCCAACTAAAACAGGAATATTCCACATAAATGTCCGTTCTTGCTTTTGGTAGCTTTCAAGCTCGTTGCGCTTACAGTAAAGATCTATAGTTGTTTCAGCCGAAAGGTCAGCTGAAGCTTTACACCTGTCAGCCCACGTAAAACCAAACGCTGGAGTTGTATCAGTTTTTGTATAAACCACACTACCATTAACGAGAACATCTGTTATATATTCTTCCCCATCAGGAAGTTCAATATCTTCATTAGTATAGTAGTTTGTAGTATCATCTTGCGATACTATACTTACACTGTTTTCTTTATCGCGCGGAGCCCATGTTATTGTAAGGTCACCTGTCAGTGAATCAACATTATATTTATCAGACACCATGTGTGCTGTCATGCGAATTTTACCCTGAACATTCGGTCTTTCAGCTCTGCGTTTTGTTATTAATTCAATATTTCGAGTGCTGTCAAATTCTTCTTTTTCGTCAACACTGGCCGTAGTAATGTTGTACCACTCATCGACTGTTTCACCAGCTTTACATACAGGGCCGCCTGTTGTAACGTTTCCATAATGACCATTTTGCAAAAAGACAACAATATCTGTAGAAACATGCTTATGCGGGACAGTATCAAATATGCCACGCATAACACCAGTTACACTCCAATTGCCGTTTGACAGCTTCTGTAACCCACTATAAGCCATTATTTCATCGCCCATGATAATTATATGGCTGCTCTGCCTTGTAACCTCTATATCGCTTGCAGATGATATTCCGAGCTCAAACTTTAAATCCTCCATACCAAATAATTCACGAACTTGAAAACCGTTAAAGTCCATAACTTCACCAAACTCAGGGTAGTCATATATCAATTTACCAGCTGCCGTCCATTTACTCATGGTGTTAGTAGTTTGAAAGTCGCTTCCTTCTTCCTGCCTTTTACGCCATATTGTCCATGATGTTGTGCCTGTTGATGGTTGACAAGCATACGCATTGACGTAAGTATCTTTTATTCTTGTCAACTCATACGGAAGTTCAAATACACCCCAATTTTGCACACCTACCGGCAATATTGGATTTCGTTCCCATTCAGTTGAGCCACTATATTCAAATGCTGTTTTAGCAAGAGAGAACACATCTTCCATTCCATCAATTTTTATCGTGCCATCTTCAAAATCACTTAGGTCAACATTTGTAACACGTATTACCATATTTTTTATGCCATAAGGTTTAAAATTCAACAGCAGACAGTCACCTAAGCGTACTGTTGAAAGCATTCTGTTACACTCAAGCGATACTGTGGCTAATGGATATCCTTGTGCATACTCACATCGTCTGGCTGCCCATAGTGCATTGGCTGCCGTAGTAAAGTATGAATAATCATAGCTCTTAGTCGTTTTTATGCCATTTTGAATTTCTATATTAGCCGGGTCATCAGCTGAGAGTGTTCCTGTTTCATACAGCGCCTCTCTGTCAGTAAATGACACCGATATTTCACTGACTGTATTACTCCAATCCTGTCTTACAAATGTTATTTTACTGCAATTTGACTCATTAACTGCCAGCATTGGCTCATTAGTATCTTCTGCTCTTATTAGTCTGTGCACCATCAGCCCTGTAGCTGGATCTGCATAACGTATACCATTTACATGGTTACATATATTATCAACTACAGTTCTTGCCTGCTCTTTGGATGTTAACTGTACGGAGATACCCAGCTTTTCATCTGCTAGCTTTTTACTCATTTTTTTTAGTGAATCAATATCCAAAGACTCAGCTTTTTCTGCTAACCCCCAATCATTATTGGTAACTATATCATACAAAACCTCCGCAGGATTAACATCATCTCCGATTTTTGCGTATTCAGTACCTCCAAGTTTATCCAGCTTATTTGGCACTATCTCAATTTCAAACCATGTTGTTGGTATCGTTGCACTTTTGCCAACATAAGCTGTCGGAACAACGACAGATATGTACGGTCGATATGCTGGTGTGTAACCTCTTAATTCTTCCTGCACACTTTCAGCTTTCATTTGCTCTTTCATCCAAGGATCGCCTATCTGCTTATCATTGCCAAAATAAATGTGTAAATTACCAACAAAACCGCCATTTTCATCAACACCGCCAAATAAATCAGGTTTGTCTATCCTAATATCAAAATATGAACCATCAACATGATTAGACGCTGGCTCATCACCTTCCCATGCCAGCTTTTCATTCATATACACTTTTTTTAGCCTTGCGTTTGGATTTGCCCAGCATATTACCTGCTGATAGCCAAGATAATACTTAAACCCTTTTTGAATAGTTGTGCGACCAGCGTGTTTATTAAATAACCACATTAAAAGCCAAATAAAAAAATTAACAATAACGTTAACAATGGTTTGTCTTTTTTTTGCATTTTCTATTTCAGCTGTTTGTACTTTGCTAAGAGGATGTGAGTGCACATAAGGCCCTGCAGGAGCAGGATCGGTAGTAGTTACGACTGCCGGTTTTGAAATCAGTGGAAGAATCGATAATATTATTTGTACCAACATAGGCCATACATTAAGTGAGCTATGCATGCCATATTCTTCAGTATAAATATCAGCTCTAAAATCGCCCCAGTAACTAATTAGAGGACTTTTTACCATACAAGTCCCAATAACCACAGGGATAACGCCACCGAGTTTAGACGATGTTATATTTAAGTCAGCTGGTTCGCTTGATGATGAAGAACTGGAATGTTTTTTGTTCAAAAAAAATAAGGCCAGCGTAGTTAATCCCCAACCAAGCCAATTATTAAAACCATATCCAGATGTATTTTTGTTTGATTTAGCCATAGATTTTACTCCTAGCCTAAATTCATTGTATGAACAAATCCTTTAGTATCTCTAATTACGATATTACCATCCATCCAGTAAGTTCCTGTGCCAGTCGGATTTTTTTCAGCATCTGTTGGTGGACAATATGGAAAACCTGTGTAATTATCAGCATTTTTAAAACGCTTTACACAGGTTTTAAAGATTTTATCGCATCCGGGGAGAACAACTACTTCGTTTCGAGGTTTTAAGTGAAACGGGTATTTTAATTTACAAAGATTTCCTTTGTGTGATTCAATCATGCGAACATGTCCATCAAAATACATTCTGCCATTTTCATAATAACCATCTTCATGTTTCTCAAAATCTTTACTATAAACATTGATTTCATCAATAACCTTATCTAAAAAAACTTTCTCCTTATAATCATCTTTTAGAAGTCTACAATTTTTGTCAAAAAGCACATTATTACATGTATATTGATACAAGCCATTAGGAAATTCTTTTGTAAGCCAGCTTTCTAATACTACTGTAAAGCTACATTCAGAATCCTCAAATGATGCTTGTGTTACTCTGCCGTAAAAAATAACATCGCGTTTACTTAAATCACTAGCATGAAGTCTGATGATTTTGACCATAACAGCTGTTTCAGGTGGTGCTGTCTGATACAATTTAGCGATAGGATTTTCTTTTGAAACGGTTATCGTTGTTTCAGTAGAGCTTCCTTGACTGCCAGGAATTAATTCACTGCGCTTTATATATTCGGCATAATAAGTTTCTGTACGTTTTAATCCATTCTCAATAAATTCAAGGCTCAAATCGCTACGACGTGAAGTATAAAGATATTCCATATTGTCGTTTGTAAATTTATAGCATTCTATAGGAATACCTTCTTGTACAGATGATTCATAACTGTATGTATTGCTTGTTGTTGGCATATTCAATCGTTCACCTCTTTTACCTCAAAAGAAATACTGGCAGCTTCGTTTGTTTCATATTGCGTAGTCATTATGTCAGAATTATGCCGTACTTTACATAGAAATGAAATCATACGAATATCATCTTTTAATAAATTGGTTTTTAAATTATTTTTAAGATATATTTTCGACATTGTTCCTGTTTTATCAACCGTCCAACCTGCCAGCTCTATTATCTGCACAGTACCATTTTCAAAAAACACGATAATAAGTTTACGCCTATTATTTGAGGAATAATATTTGTAATAATACAAAAACTCACCGTATATAATGTTATCTCCAGCTAATGCATCCTGTGCTAATTTAATATCACTAGTCCAGCTTGGCATATAAAAAGACTTCCATTGACCTTTGCAACGATAAAAAAACCTTTGTAAAAAATGAATTTCATCTTTAGTAAGTCCATAGAAGTCCATAACTCTTGTTGTTGTCGTTTCAGCTGATTTTAAATCAAATCTGAAATAGCCAGTTTCGTTATCAAGTCGATTGGCGTTTCGGCTATAACTAATATTCTGATCCTGATACCATGATGGAGGAAACATGAATAATTCGTAACCCTTATACTCAGTATCAGCATTTAATGATTTTTCAAATGTCAACCGAGGGTAATTATACTCATTTATTGTTTCTGGTAATTCAACTGCTGCTATTGACGGCATAAATTCAACGTTAATACACAAATCTGCAACCTGCGACGTTACATTGGTATAACTATCCTCTTGGTTAAGAATACCCCAAAATACAGGAACAACTATAGTGCTATCGGCATCCCACTGCGATGTAAACTGCTTTGTCGTTTGAAGAAAACCATTAGCCGATATTGACTTTAAATTAAATCGCTCTGATATAGCATTAATGCCATCATATTTTTTCATAAGCATAACAGCATGACAATCTCTATAATCCCACATATCACGTGCAGTAAGCTGCAAATGTGCTTGTTGCTCATATCTTGTTTGTGGCAGCAATCTGTTTGCTGACCATAAAGGAAATTCAAGCTGCTGTGTCTGCTGTCCATTACATAACGCTCGGAGGTATTCACTGTTTCTGCTGCTCATTCCTGTATAGCGGTACGAGATATTGCGTCTAGGATGCTCTCTTAATGCCATACGCTGTTCTGTGTTATCCCAGCCTACATGAATTTGTGTCTTAAACTCTATAGTTTCGGTTATTCTTTGGTCTGCCATAAATTAAGCACCCCAATTCGGCATAATATCAAAAATAACATCAACAACATTTACAGGTGAAGCTGAACCAATCCATTTCCACATCCACCATAACATCCAAGGCTCGTATACTGGCTTACCACGGTTATATAAACTAGCAGAAAGCAACGCTAGTAAAAATGTTATATACGGCTCGATGGTGATATTACCTTTTCGTTCTTTATGTGGAACAGAACCATTAAAACACTTATCTATCACAACACTATGTATTTCAAAATCTCCACGAATACTTCTAGCTGGACTATTTGAACGTATTATATTTGGTGATTCTTGAATGTAACTTATTTCTTGAGATATTTCATTATAAAATGCCCACGTAATTAATTCAGGTGTGGACGCAAGATGTCTTAGTTCGTGATGCAACTCATTAGTATAATATTGATCGCAGTACATTGCTCTAATTGGCCCGAATAATGTTTTCCAATAATTAGGATTGTCAGGGTCAGGATTGTCAGGGTCAGGATTGTCAGGGTCAGGATTGTCAGGGTCTACAGGAGGTGGTCGATGTTTTGCTTTTTTTTGTCCAATTAGAAACCATATATTTACTGCATCACCTATAAAATCAATTCTAAATTGATGCGAACAAAAAATATCCCATGTTATGCCAAAATCACTAATATTCGTAGTGATAATAGAGTAAACAATTTCATTTTTTTCATTCCAAACAATAAACCTATTTTCTACACATTTATAAACATACATCCATCCTTTTTTTAACTCATTAAATAAAATTATGTGCGCTGTTCCCCAATTTAAGCCAGCTAAAGCTAAATGCTCCCAAGTAAGTGCATCACCGTAAATTTGTGAAAAGTTAGCTCGACCAACCATAATATATGCTAGTCTTATATTTGCTAATTTAGAAGCATTAATTGCAGTGGTAGTTGGATTATAACTTGGTTGTAAAAAATCAAGAATAACACCACCTCTTTTTTCTGAAATAGACACATTATATTCCTCCATTAAACCTGTTGCTCTTGCAATATAGATATACCATCATATCCTCGTTTACCGTATTTAATGGAGTGTGGGAATACTTGATGTAAATTACCAGACTTTGGATAATTTATTTCATATAGTTTGTCAGGAGCTAGACAACGCATACTTATTGCAAAAGTGTTAGGAATATAACCTATAAATGAAAAATTCATAAGCAAATTAGGATCTCGTTGAACAAACAGAGCAATAGGAAGATTAACACTGATACAGTTTAATGTATTAACATTTCTACCATAATCAGTAGGATTTTGGCTCTGTAAATAACCGTAATGCGGTATTTTCGGAACTGAAGCTAAATATTCATGATTAGTTAGAGTAGACGCTAGTATCTTCCCTGTGCTCATATTTCCTTTTTCTGGACCAGCACTCCACCATAATATAGGCTTTGTTAACAACGGCGCACTATCAACAGAACCTTGAACTAAAAAGCTAGGCGTATCAGACATTGCAAACAGCTCATTAGATGTTTTATCAACCTCATCGGGAATACCAACATCTGATAAGAACATGCCATAACTACTTCGGCTTCCAGCTATATACATTCCACCAGTCCAAGAACTGCATTTTTGAATCATACCAAACGCCAAATGTTGGTAAACAGTAACATCAGTTTCATCAGTATTTTGGTTGTTTATTATTTCTTTTATTGTAAATACTACACCTATTGTTGGCTTGACAGTATAATTACAAAACAATTCAAACTTTCCATTTTTACCTTGACATGAAACAACTCCCACACCTATAACGTTTCTTTCACTAGTATTAAGTGGTGAATTGGTTTGATCATACCAATATCCCGATGATGGATTAGATGTGTATTGTGTACATCCAGTTAAACCTATTCCATAAGCACCTTTTGCAATTGAATTACCACTATGATTTCTTTGTTCTGGGAATATTGCATATCCCATAGCTGTTCTCATTACAGCTATACAGTTATCTTTTTTTACAGTAAGAATAATTCCACCATCAGACGATCCGCTTGCATTAGGTATCAGGTCTGGGGTGCAATTATTTAAAACTGTCCAATTATTAGCGACTAAAAAATCACGCATTTTAGCCAAAACATCATTCATAGTGCCTGTAATAGTATATTTAGCATTTGCCATTTATATTACCTCGCTCTAGTCAAACTCTTTTGTTTTGCAAACATAATCTTCAATCTGTTCAAAAGAAGTGTTTGTGCCGATATGCATTGCTACATTCATATTCTTACCCCAATCTCGATATTTGTCATATTCTTCTTGTTGCTCATTTTCTGTTTTATTTTTATTAGTATAAAGCCTAGTAGCATCTTGCTGATAGTGCCAAGGACGACCTTCCCAGCAATTAGGCATAATCAAAAACAAATCGTCATTATCTGTTGGGTTTCGATATAATCCATATCTCGTAACAGGCCTTGACACAGCATACATTGCTGGGACAGCACAAATCATATTTTGCTCGTTATTATCTTCAATATTCACCCCAAGATAAAATGGCAATAGGGAATATGATTGCTTATTTTGACGAGCTATCTCTAGGTCTAAAGATGTCATATCGAACGGATAACCACTTGTTTCTATGCCATAAGGAATTACGCCGAAATTCTCCTCAACATTAGGTGTCATGGTATTGGTTATAAAATATCTGCTATTAACCTTTTCTGGCTCTTTGAATCCATGAGAATAATGCCCGCTGTCGGTATAACTGTACCAATAATTACTGCGTATAGCATAGTTAAAAAACGATTCCCACTTACCACTAGGTAACATGGCCTGTGTTTGTGAACAAGCATGCTTGTCAAGAAACTCTTGTGTACCGTCCCACCAAGTAGCACTATATCCTATCATGGAATGTCCCCAAGACCTATTGCCCTGCGTATAATCAAAAAGCATATTATCATACGGATATGGCATACCACTATAATTAACAAGATGATTACAAGGTCTTACTCCTATGTTAGAAGACATTGTAAAAGCTGGAAACTGATACTCGTAATCGCTGGCAAAAGGCTCAAAAAAGCCTACCTGTGCCATATCCCACCAGTCACGATAATTTACAGCTATATTGGCATTGTGCTTAGTTTTGCTCATATAGAGATATACATATTCTGGTAAAATACTATTGCTAACAGATGGATGATTTGGTGGGTCAGTAGGATTTGGTGGGTTATTTTCCGATGAATTATTGTTATAATCCTTATAAAACACAAGCATTTGAATTGAATATGTATCTTTATATTCTTTCCAAACATCTTCGATAATCAACTCTATATTTTTGCTATCAAACGCCAACTGCGACGGAGATATTTCTATTTCGGTTTCACCGAAATTATTAAACGCAGGATAAACGATAAGATACTTATCCTTTTGAGCTGGAAAGCGATATAATCCCAAAGGGATTTTGAGTGTCGATGTGTTAGTTAAGGAAAATTTCTTAAACTCTAAATCAACCGCTTTTGAAAAATCAATCTCTATTAAGTATTTTTTTTCTATAGCCTCCGCCATTGTTATTGAGTCTCCATTATCCCAAGGCCAAAAAGATGTGTTCGATAGCATTATAGAATTTTTATAATAATAATGTACTATTTCATTTTGCTTGGCTATAAATATTTGTCCATAGTCACCGCATAAATATTCTATAAAATTACACGGAGTCAATGTAGTATTATAATACTCGCCTTCTTCTATTTTGTAAGCTATTGCAGTGCTTAAAAACTCATGCAATATAAAGTCTTGTTCACTAGCCATTGATTCTGTAAAATACAAAAAAGGCTTATGCCCCGAATAGTAACAATTCGATAAAGCATCAAACAAAATTGGAGTGTGCTGTGATCCATTCTTAAATTGTTCTATAAGTTCTTCAATTGTGGTACAAAACTCACTTTTTAATGGATTAATATATCCTTTTTTTAATGAATTTTCAAATTCATTGTTGTATGTTCCTATAGACATGCTGAATCTTACTACATATACATTATCAATAGTTAGTGCAGAATTTGGCCCAAAAATAAAACTTCCGGAAGGTAGCAGCTTACCCTCATTTTTTCTGTTCCACTGTATTATAGGACTAACATGCGGTTTAATTTCTACAATACCTTGGCTACCGCCTGTATTCGATCCATCCCAACTTTGTGATGAAAACTTTTTAGGGTCGGATGCAATGACAGGACAGCCCTCTCCAGGGTAAATAGGTGCTTCTTTTTCCCATGTTGGATAAGACGAAGAATACCAACTCCACCCCAGCCGCTTAGCACACGGATTTTTGCGTGTGTTCTCCATTAACTCATTCCAGTCAAAACTTGGTTCATACTGTTTGAACATACTGAACCATATAACATCGGCATCTGTATAAAAATGTTCTGCTTCACGTATTTTATAATAACCCGTCGCAGCTTTATGTTGTTCCGTCAAAACTGTAATGTATCGCTTATCATCAGATGGAAGTTTTACTTCCGTACCTTTTGAGTAATCAGCTTCCAATGCAGGAGAAAATTCTATATCTATGCGATTTTCCGTTATGGTGTCCATAATGGTATTGCCGTCATTATCAACCATTATTTTGCCAACAGAATCTGTTCTGGGCTTTGTGTAGGTGTGGATATAACTAGAAGTGTCCTTAGTAACAACCACCTCTTTATCTCCCACAGTAATATATGTTCCTTTATTGACAGTTCCAGTTGAAATACTCATAACAACTATAGCAGTGGAATTACCAGCTAGCACACTATCAACTAAAGTTCCGTTTCCATATGAAAAATTATAGCGTTTTGTTGTTGTACTTCGTTCTTTAGTTATCCATTCTTGTATTTTTTCATTGTTAAAACGCCAATCTTTTTTATAGTCCTCTGAATAAGACGGAAGGACTGTATTGTATGCTATTTTTTTTAGATTTTCACTTTCGTTTATCCATTTTCCGTAGCTAGTAGATTTATTGACAGTATAGCTGTGTTTCTTGCCTTTACCCTTAATTTGTCCATACATTATGCCAGCATAACCGTACTCCCCATCTTTCCAATTTGGAACTTTTAGCACAGCTCCATATGGCCACGGCTTATTACGCACAACCTCCCAACCATCTTCTCCATCTTGTAGAAAATCAAGTAATATATCATACATCATCTTAATACTAAAGGTTTGAGGATTGATTTTTACTATTTTATTGTGTCTTTTTTCAGTCATATTGCACTATAACTCCTAGAAGATAAAATTAAAACCATTCAATACAGAAATATTGATCATTTTCCCTTCTGTTAATATTATTAAATACAATATATGGTTTTCCGTTATGTATTAAAGTGTCTTTTGATGATATATCTTCTCTGTTACCCACAAAATACACACCATCCAGCTGCCCTATTATACCAATAGGATCTGAACCGATTGATTTTCTATTAGGACCGGCACCGCATTCATATAATAATTCTGGAAACATTACTATATTTTCAATAGTTAATGAATTATCTAAAACGGTTAAAACATTAGTCGGTGATGTATTTTGTGGCCATATAGCTAATGTACTAGTTGTTTGTTCGTCTTTTGAATTATTCGCCAGTTCCCATGTCCCGTCTGAACGACGTAACATAAACTGTGAGTTTGTTCCTGATGTATATGGATTAACCCATATACTGTGTGCGTTTCCGGTAGTATTCCAGTTAACTCCATCCCATGCACTGCCACCAATAACTAATGGATAAGGATACTGACGTTCTACTGCAACAGGTTTCATAAAGCCTATATACGCTGATTCATATTGCGTTGATAACTGGACTACTAATATAAATCTATAGCTATTAGCCGATACCCAACATGGCATATTAGCTCGGTTCGGTAATGGGATTATCGGCAACGCTGGAAAATATATACATCCAGGCTGTTCGTTCCATTTTAAACCATCATCATATCCTGCAAAGCCATTAAAACGAATGTCCGTTTGATCTTCATCCTTATGCTCCCTTAGTTGAATACCGACATATATTTCATCTGTACCATCGCCAACTCCCATAAGAACACATTCGCTTTCAAAAGCGTTAGGATTAGACGGAGTTTTTAATTGCCAAGCCTTACCTGTTCCCATTTTTGTTTCATCAGTTAAAAACGCAAGTAAATTTATTATAATATCTTTTGGATTGTTTACAGTAAATTCAGTACAAGGCATTTTTATTTCACATCCCTTATTTTTAAGTAAAATAAAAGCACCTATCATATCAAAAATTGATAGGTGCTAACAATGTTTATTTTTAATCTAGTGTGTAGTCAATCTTATTCGTAGTCATATCGTTCCATATTTCTAATATATCTTTAGGAATAAATATCCATGCAACGTTTCCATTTTTCATTGGCATGGCAATATATGCCTCATCTGCTGAAACAGCATTTGTAAAGGCTTGTTTTAACAATGGCCACGTTGTGCCCGCATCCGATATATAAGTCGCATTATCCACAAATTCTTCAGCCTTGATTTGTCCATTATTTACCAGCACTAATTTGGGTTTTTTATTAGTGTAAGTTATAATATCGGCTGTACCATTTCCAATAGTAATACTACTATCAAAATATCTATTATTTCTATACTTACTAAAATTAATTAACACAGAAACTTGTATATCTGTATGATTGGTGTCGTAAATATAGTAATTATACCCACAGCTGATAACATTTGCTGATAATTGTCTATTAAGCTTAGGTATTAACGACACACTACCATAATCTTTTATAATATTAGTATTAGGTGGCATAGAAAAGTCAGCAGCGTTAGTAATATTTTTTAGTGAAAAAAAACAAGTTATCACTAAAAATAATTTAAACCATCTCATAATCCACCAGCTCCACATAATCCAATATAATTAATTTCTACACTAAACTAATTATATTATACCTTTTAGCACATACTGTGTAAATAGGAACGGCACACATTATTACTAAATACAAAGAAAAAGGCGCACCTCAAAAATAAAAAGGTACACCTTATCTTGTTACGACAATTACTATTATTTAATTTTATCATATTCTGCGCATGGTTTCAGCAAAAAATTTAGCATTTTTTACTATACTGTTTTGAACTTCACTTCTGACAATATCCTTGCCATAAGCATCAAATACCCGCTTGCCATCAACATAGTTATTGACATGAAGCTGTGGCGATACTGTAGCACCAAACGATGAAGAGAACTCGCTTACTGCTGTCGAGCCTTTTTGTCCCACATAACCACCCGTAGCAAATTTAGGAATACGCACACGTAAATTTCCCCAGCTTCCACTATTTAGCTGATCAAGCATACTTCTGCCGTATTTACGTACTGCATTAGCCCGTACTACGTATTCGCCATTAGATAGCATTGCAGGTATACTATCGCTTGTGCTCGTTCCTGCTCCACTTATATAACCGCCAGTTGCTTTTTTCACAGTAGCAATTTCACTGCCACCTGCTCCTGATGACATGGACATACTAGACACTGCCATTGCCATTTCTCTAGCGACTTGTGTTGCACTTTCCAATGCTGGAGTTAAGCTTTGTACGGTCGTTGTAAATACTTCTACTTGGCTAGTAGCCTGTGGAGTATTAGTCGACAGTGTTGTTAATCCTTGACCTAAGCTATCAACCTGCGGACTTGCTGTCTGCGCATTAGTACCCATTGCGATTATAGAGGCATTGAGTGGCTGTATGGCTGAATCAAAACTAATCGTTGCTTGATTATTTTTGACAGTTCCATTGCTATAATCACTGACAGATAAACTTTTGCCGAGATTTTCAACCATTGGCTCATTACCAACTGTAGTCTCAAGTGCAACATTTTTTTTAGCTCCACCGCCATTTAAAGACCATGTACCATTATTAATTGCATCAAGTATGCCATTAGTAGTATTATTTATTGCATTTGTATATGCTTCTGCTGCCGACACTGCTTTCATTTGGAAATTATCAGCAGTAATCGCTAACGTTTCTCCAATTTCTCCTATTTTAGCACTAATTTCCATCGTGTTATTATAGGCTTCAGTAGTTGCATTACCTTCATTTCCTTTTTGCGGGAACCATGTATCCATAAGCTCTGCAATAATATTCTTTGCAAACATTTTCTGCAATTCTTTTAAAATTGTTATAGCTAAGTTGGATAATGCTTCTTCCAAAGATTGACACTGATTTACCGAATCAGTAAGGAATGTCAGCAGTCCGTCCTCTAATGCCTGTTTGGCAACAAATCCAGTTTGCTCCAGCAAAGTATACGTTCTTGTTAGTTCTTCATTATATGCTGCCTGTCTTGCTTTTAAATCAGATAACGCCATGAGACGCTTATACTCGCTCTCATTTGATGGTTTTCCTGCGCCGTTCAGAGGTATGCTTTTTGCCTGTTCATAATACCATTGAGCAGATATTCTGTTTATTTTAGCTTCTTGCTTGTTGGTATTATACTCAACCTGCTTTTTAGCTCGGTCTTTTTGTCCAGATGTAAGCTGTTTATTTGCATCAATCATATTATTACGCCATGATGCCTTGTCTTTTACTGCCTGAACAAATTTATCAAGCATGCCTACTAAACTATTCTGTATATTGCGTATCGCTTTTTCGATTTCCCATGCTGTTTTCAAATCAGAAGCTCTTAATGCTTTATCTAACTGTTTGCGATAATTATCAAGTATTATGCTGATATCAAATTTTTTACTATCTTTTATTCTTGGATCATTTACTGGGTAATTATTGCCCTTGGTATAATAATCAAGATATTTTTGTGCCATTTCTGAGGCATCATACATCTCATCAGCTATCTTATACACAAGATCAGATGCATTTTCTTCAACCGTATTCATAGCCAGTTTAAGATAATTAGCCTGTGTTTTAAAAGCTAATTGATTCTTTTTAGCTGCAAGTACAACATTAACTTCTTCAGCCTCGGTCTTATGTCCATCGTTAATAAGTTTTTTCTTTAATTCAGACAGTTCTTCAATAAGCTGCTCAATAGGGATTGTAGACACATCACCATATAGTTCTTGATATTGTTTGGTAATATCCTGAGCTCTTTTACGAGCTTCTTTAGCTTTTTTCTTGGCTTCCATACCAGCTTTGGTCGCCGGATACATATCAGGGCCTGTTTGCATATTAGCAGCTACACCGTAAGTGCCTGTTTGTATAATCGATGTTGGTATCATACCAATATCGATACCTTGCTCTTTAACCATCCCCGGGCCTCTATAACCGGGACGATCTAAGGCACTTGAACTATTACCTACTGTCCTGCCATGTCCTTTATAAATAAGTACATGCTCATCATTATCGTAGACGATAACATCTCCGGGCTTTAATTTAGATTCATCATACGGAATTTCAGGAACACCAGCGGCTTTCGCATCCTGCTGTAATTGTGGAACACGAGCTGTCTTTGAAAATTCCTCACGCAAAAAATCACTATACTGTGAACCAATTTTTTCAACAGCTTCAACACATCCTTCACGACCATTTTTCATGGTTTGTCCATTCCATGCTTTAAATCCAGCTTCTAATCCTGCTTCTAGCCCTTGTGCTGCCGAATCAAGTATTACTGTAGCTGTTTCTTGAAAATTATCGAAAGCTTCTTGCGCATATTCTGATCGTTTAGCATCATTTGCTAAGTTTGGATTTGCACCTTCGTATGCTTTCCGAACAGCCACTGTTGCTGAATTGCCAGCGGCCATACTTGCTTTTATAGCCTCAAGATAACCTCTGTTTAACAACTCCTCTAATGTAAATGCTGCCTGATTACGAAGGTCACTAGCATCCAGCCCATTTTGTTTTGCCCAATTTATTAAACCACTACTGCCGTTTAACCTATCATCAGTAAACTGTGACAAGCCATACGAACCATATCCGTCACCACTTATCGCATTAGGATTAAAGCCGGCACTTTCATACCGCTGATTACCAACCAAGGCGGCGGCAATATCTTTTGACAATCCGTGTGATACATAATAGTGCATCAGCCATTGCGCGGTATCACCACCAAAGGAATTTAATGGAACACTTTCAGGCATTGGCCCATTAACATTGCTCCACATTTGTTTATTTTGCGCATCAGTATATGGTGTGGTAGATTGCTTACTATAAAAGGCTATTACATTGGCTACATCTTCTTGTGATGCAATTAACTTCTCAAGTGTTGTTGTTTCTTTACTTAAAGTTTTATTTAATTTACTAAGTGCAGTATTTAACTCTGCTTGCGTTTTAAAAGCATCACTATTTTTAGTGGCTTCAATCTCAGCCTTAATAGCGTCTACTTTTACTTGCTGTTGTTGAACTGCATTCTCAGCTTTTTCAGAAGTATACTGTTGCCAGCCAATGCGAGCATCATCAAAAGCGACCTGAATAGACTCCATAGTATCTTTTAATGCTGCTAATTGCTTTTCCTGATTTTCCTTAATCAATTCCGTCTGTTGTTTAAGAGCCTGTTTATTAGCTGCTAACTGTTCTCTTCTAGCCTTAGCAGCTTCTTTTTCATCAGTTTTATCCTTATTCATGGCGGTTGCTTTGCTGGCAGCATAAGGATCTTTATCTTTGTTATAACCTAATTGATTCAGTCTCTTTTCAGACAGTTTTTCGTAATAATCTGCATCTTTTTCTTTGTCTTCATCATCTTTATCATCGGGTAATATTTTTTCACCTAAAGAACTTAATCCAGATTTTATTGAGTTAAAAATCCCATCAAAAGCCCCCGATATACCGCCAAGTATTCCACCTGCCGCCACACCAAATGCTAGCAGTGGAGCTTTCATGACAGCTTGCTTTGCAGTAGCTAGTGCAAGCTGGGCAGCCTCTAAAATCATAATTGCTTTTTGTCGTACTTTGGTTATTGCCAATATTGCGTTTACAGCTTTGATTGCTGTTTGCCATAACCATGTTACCGCAACAAGTTTTTTAGTTAATTTAAAAACCAGTCCTACAACATGCAATATCCCCTGTACACCCAAAATAACAGCTATATCTTTAATTATAGCCTTAAGAGTATCTGATGCTGAAACTATCTTTCCTAGCCAAGTAAGATTATTTACGACACTATCAAGAATGGACATAGCCCATTCAAAAGCTTCACCTAATCCACCACAAAACTCTGCTATAGCTGGACTCCATGCTATTAACATATCGCTAATATCAAGTGCCAAATTTTTAATTTTATCTAAGAAATCACATACCGAGTTCCAAGCATCCAAAGCATCCTGATTAGGAGCAAATGCGCCTGTATCTGGGTCAAAATTGCCCCACACATCCATTAATTCGAGGACTTTACTTTTTAACTGTTCTATAAATTCAACAATGGCAGGATTAACCTTAAATTCACCAGTTGTTGTATTAACATCAGCCATCAGCTGAATCATCGAATCTAGAGCACCTTTTATTTCTGTTTCAAATGTAGAACTAAATACAGCACCTGTCTGTATAAAGGTCTGCTTTAACATTTCTTCTTTACCAGTGATAGTATCAACGTACATATTGGCACCTTCTGCCAATCCTGCCATTTTATCCATCAATGATTTAAACAGTCCATCAGCAGAATTTTTCATCTGCTTAATATCTGAGTCTTTTAATCCTAATGCTGTTGCAATCGTACTAGATGCCGGCTGTATACCGCCTTGAACCATATCTCGCAATTCTTGAATAAATTGGTCAGCAGGAAGCTGCATTGCTTTAGCTGCATTAACACCGACTTTTGTGTACTGAACCAGCTCATCTGTATTCATACCAGCACCAAGTCCGGGGCCTGCTAAGCCCTGAAATGTGCGAATCATGTCGGTAGGTGTTGCGGCTGTAACTGTTGCCGCCTGTTGTAAACGATTTACCACATCATTAGCAATGCCTAATCCTTGCTGAAACGTCGTACGTTGTCCATCAATTTCAGTAAGAGAGGCATATATACCAGCAATACCAATACGAGAAGACTCCATTGTCTTTGCATATTCATAGCCTGAACCTGCAATACGGCTCATTATATTAGCAACGGTTGAGCCTATTTTCTGTATTGCTTTAAAAGCCAATATGACTGTAGCTAAACGTCTAAGAATGTGTTCTATACCATCACTACGGACAGGAACGTCATGTATTTTACCAAGTGATACTAATTGAGCTTTTAATCCTGCTAATTTTGCATTAGCTTCTGCACTGTCAACATTAATCTTAGCTTTAGATGCTTTTGTTTTTGCATTTTCAACAGTTTGTGCTGCTTGCTCAAGACCTGTTTTTGTTTTTTCAAGCTCTCTATTAGCTGCTTTTATATTGTCTGCTGCTTGAACAATTTTTTGATTAGCAACGTTAATTAATCTTTGATTTTCAGCATCTATAGCATTACTATTAACTTTGGCTAAATTATAACCGACTACATCCGCTACGCCCTGCTTAGTATTAACTACATCTGATTTTTGAGATACTACATCTTTAGCCTGTGCTGCCTGTTGCTGGACACTGTCACGTCTTTTTATAGCATCAGCTAACTGATTTTCCTTCTGCCGTTCATTTTCTAAAGTTGCAATTTTTTGAGATTCAGCCTTTTTTACCTTAACGGCTGAATCTGCAACTTGATTATTAATTTTTTCTAACTGTTCAGCATTTGCTTTTTGTAAATTCTGTGTTTCAGCAATGACTTTTTTCTGTGCATTGTTGGCAGTTTCAGTTTTTCGTGCAAGTTCAGTATTTGATGCATCAAGTTTAGCTGATTCTTTTTTTAGACTATCAACTGCTGAGTTATAACTTGCTTCTGCTGAATTAAGGGCTTTTCTATTTTGCTCCGCAATAGCATTTTTATTAACATTTTCTAAATTGCTTTGAGCAGATTTTATTTTATTTAGAACTTCTTCTCCATTAGCATAATTACTTTTTTCATAAGCATTGCGGTTAGCCTCCAGACTTGCACTCTCAGCTTTTTTACGCCTGTTGGTAGCGTTTTCAGCTTCCTGTTCCATACGAGCAGTTTTATCTAATGCACTCTGTTTTTTATTTTCAGCAGCTATTGAATCTTGCGCAACTTTTTGCGCACTTTTATTAAGTTTTTCTAACTCAACAGCATTAGCTTTTTCAAGCCTAGCAGTTTCGTCAATTACCCGTTGTTTGTCAAGCTGATTTGCTTTTTCTTTGCGTGCTAATTCATTTTGCACATTATCTAAAGCCTGAGTCTGCTTTTCATATTCCTTTTGTTTATTATTTACTGCTTTTTGGGCATTAGCATTTTCTTTGTCAGCAGTCTTTTGCTTAGCTTCACGATTAACATCATCAAATATACGTTGAGCGTCTTGCATACCAGCTGTACTAAGTCGGCTTTTATCAAAATTATTATACCTTTGTTCAGCTTCTTTTTGGGCATTTTGAAAATATATTTTTTGTTCCTCTGCCTTTTGTGCAGCTATATTAGACTTTGTAGTTGTAACACTTTGTGCCCTAAATTGCGCCTCAGCTTTCTCTGCTTTTAATTTAGCTTTATTGTATTTATTTTCTAATTCAGCTTTTTCAGTATTGTCTCTAGCTAGATCAATTTTTGCTTTAGCTTCTTGTGCCCTTTCCCCCATTTCTTTGGCATTAAGCCTTGAAAGCTCTAGTTGTTTTGCACTAGCCTCAGCCCAATGTTTTCTTTGCTCAGCTGTACGAGTGGCATCTTGTAAATTATTATTTGCCGCTTCAAGACCATCTTTGAGTGCATTATGCTCCGCTCTAGCAATCTGAACCTTTTTTTCTTCGCCTTTCAATATAGCTTGTGCTTCTTTGACATTGGCATCATTTTCTTCAATAATAGCCTTATTGTTAACACGAACCTTATTAGCTTCTGCAATAGCACGTTGTTTAGCTTTAGCATCACTTAAAGCATTTTCAGCCCCTATAGCCTTATTAAACTGTTCATCAAACGCTTTTTGCTGGGCTTTTAGACTATCATTTGATTTACTTTCAGCTATTTTACTTTTTTCCAAGCCATTACTTGACACAAGGCTGCCACCATTTGCTAATTTTTCCTTAGCTTCATTAAGATTTTTGTCGGCAATTTCTTTAGCGTTAGCCTTATAAGATGCTTCAGCTGTTGCTCTGTTAACTTCATCACGAGCTTTTTTTAATGCATTAAGCGCTTGAACTTCTTTATAGATTTCTTTTTGCACTTTTTGAGAGGCATCATTAGCTATTTTACTAGCCTTTTCAGCTTCTTTTTGAGCATTGGTTTTTTCATTCTGTGCTTTAGCTAACTCTCTTTGTGCCTTTTTTACATTTTTGTCATTTTCAGCGACATAACTTGAATCATTATTTCGTTCTTGAACATCCTTTTTTGCCTGTTCTCTAGCTTGATTAGCTATATCAACATTAGCCTTTGCTTGTTCAACACGATCTTTTCTTGCATCTACAATTCTTTGTTGCTGATTAACACGGTCATCTGCTCTGTTAGCCGAAACCTCAGCTCGTTTCAAGGCAGTATCAGATGCAATGTTCCCGCCTTTAGCCAGCTTCTCTTTAGCCTCGTTGGCATCATCTAGCAGTTTGGTATAATTCTTTACTGCTTGAGCATGTTTTGCCGTAGCTGCTGCTGAATCAGCTTGTGCCTTTTTCACAGCATTTTCAGCTGAACTTACTTTATAATTTTCTTTTTGCAGTTTTTTGTGTGCTTGAATTTCTTCTTTTTGAGCCTTTACTAAATCATTTTGAGCTTTTTTTAATTCTTTTTGTGCTTCTACTGCTGCCTTTTGGCTGGCTTTTACGTTAGGATCACTATTAGCCACATAATTAGGGTCGTTTGCTCTTAAATCGGCTGCTTTTTTTTCACTTTCAAGCTTCCTTTCAGCCTCTCCTAAAGCAAGCATAGCCTCTTGCAAACGATGTTCTTTTTCTGCTACTTTCTGTTCTGCATGTTTTAAGTTTTGTTCAGCTTTTTTGATATCAATAGCAGCCTGCTTATTAGCTTCGTTTGCTACAGACACCATTGTATTGGCACTTTCTGCACGCATGGATGCAATTTCTTTTTTCGCCTGTTCTATTTTTTTTTGTAAATCTGATATATCGGCTCCAAAACTGAATATTGTGCTAAGATTATTCGCCATCGTGCGTTACCCCTTTCCGCAAAAGTGCCAGCGAATTTTGCAGTTGCTTGTACCCCCCGAAAGCACCACCTATTCCTGCTACCACGCCATCAATAAAATCTGCTTGTTCCCGCATTTCATCAGACACTATTTTTTCATAAAAAGTTCTCAACTCAGGAACACTGTATTCGTACATTATTTGTTTTTTTGTATGACCGTGTGAAATAAGTTTTTGAATTACTTCATATGGACTTATTTCTCGTTCTTCAAATCCGTTTTGCTTGCTGGAATGAGCTTCATCACTTTCTCCAGCTTTTGGGCGAAAAAATCCTTATTGACCTTAAATACTGCTATTGCCAGCTCTACTACTTCATCAATGTCAAGTAGCTTAACATAGTCTTTTTCTTTTCCGATAGATTCTGCAATCATTTCTGATAGTGCATCGGCAAATTCTTCAGCATTGTCAATATCAGCAAATAAATCAACTATTGCATAAAACTGTTTTATAGCAGATGCACCTTGAAATTCCGCAAGGCTCCCTATTTTATCAGAATTATCAAATACTGTATGAATTACAGTTCTGAACGGATTAGCCATTTTTAATGTCTGAATCCAATTATATGCTTTAACATTAATTTTTTCATTACGAATCGTTATGTCACTGCCCTCACTTGTCAACAACATTTCAATTTCTTTTTCAGTTTGATTTTCTGAATTAACAACATTTTTATTTGCGTTAATTTTTTTAATAGTTTCCGGCTTAGCCATGACAAATTCCCCCTAGTTGTGTTATAATATAAGCAAATGCTTTTCTTTTTTGAATACTATTTTCCTTCAACCTCGGTGTTTTTAGCACCGGGGTTTTGTTTAAAAAATAAAGCCTCCTAGCGATTAAACTAGGAGGCTCTTTTATTATATCTTAGCTAATCGTCGAGGGAAAACGATTAGTTAGATTTTACTTTCGCCATCGTGTAAGTTGGCTCTTTTGGATGGTTTGCACGGTCAGACATCAATGTACATTCAAGTTGGAACGAACCGAAATCAGTGCCGATAAGACCGGTATCACCATTTGGTTTAATATTAGCTTTCCACACTTCCATATTGTAGCATGGGCCAAGATTTGGATCGCCAATAAATACAAGACCACGAGTTATTTTACCAACCGTACCACCCATAATTTTCGGAGCAGTAAGTTTCGGCACATGGAAAGATACCGTTACTTCACTGTTTTCAGGAATTGTCGTCGATTTTGGGATATTGATAATACCAGCACGAATATCAACTTCATTTACCATAAAATCTTTATCGATAACAAAATCGCCAGCAGCAGCGGTAACATCTATCTTGTAAATCTCACCCGCCTTGAAGTCCTGTGCACCAGATACTTCAAATTTAACAGTAACACCTTCATCAAGCGTCTGTTCCGTGCCATCAGCTTCAACTTCAACTGCTCCCTGCAAGGCGGTAGACATGCTGTCACCTTTTCCCCAAGTAAACTTACATCCAGCAATAGTACCAGCCACAGTGCAAGCGTGAGTTATATTGATGTAATACGTGGTGTTTGTTTTGCCAGTGTAAGAACCGCCAGCAGTTATTTTACCATCAGATACCGGTGCAGCTGCCGTATTAATAGCTTCTCCAACCTTAGCCGGTTTTGGATTGGTAAGTGACATAGTGACAGTATCAACATTCATATAGGCGTTGCCGTCATCATCCATAAGGCGAATATTCGTATCAGGAGATACGACATATTTTTTCCGCAAAGTAGCCTCAGCCTGTTCAATGACACCGTTAGAGCCATAAAGCCCAATAGCAAGGTTTACAGGGTCAAATTCATAAAGCGTAAGGTTGAGCTTCTGGGTAGTTTCAGTATTAACAGACGCCATAACCTCACGAGCTTTATCCATAGAAGATTTATGATCTACTGACGTAATATCAGTAGAAAGCGTCGCCTCACCGACATCGCCAATCATTGTAAGATTATCGCGCTGTGGCACACCATCTACCCACGGATAGGTGTACCATTTACCTGCGCCAACGTAAAGGTCATCAGGATTAGAACCCGATTTGTTTGCAAAACGTTGCAGGTCAAAATCGAACTTTTTGTTCATGGTGTTTTCCTCCACTCTATATCTATATAAATTCTTGCTAAAGATGTAGGACGATAAATATCTCCGTCAGACACAATTTCTCGTATCGTCACATTCGGAGCAATACCAATTTCCTCTCTAGCAATACGTGGCCATTCAGGAATACAAGACAGGACTTTCCCTTGTAAATCGTCTTGCAATACGTAGGCTGTTTCAGGTTCCTCATCGTCTGATTCAACACCTATATCAATAGTCAGTGTTACCACTCCAGTCAAAGGCACTGAATTAGGTATTTCACCTTCAGATTCGTAGCCGATTTCTACAAAAGGAAACTCCCTGCTCTTGCCAAGTGTTCCATTATAAACATGTGCCTTTTCAAAAAGTGGAATAAGATTGCCATCTTCATCTACTTCGTCAGACATCTGTGCATTAAAAAAGGCAGCCAAGCTCTTAGCTAATGGCCACCAATATGAAATGCGCCGTTTTTTTTTATTTACCATGAAACACTACCCCCTGAGTACAGGAATTGTCATAGGACAAACTGCCGATATTGCTGATTGACCGTTAGTAAATGTATCAGCCGACAGTTGTCCTTCAATATCCTTAATCTCTGCGGCAAATACTCGCCGCTTTAGTTCATATGCATCAGCACCATCCTGCTCGCCGTTGGAAGCCATGCGGGAACTTTCTAGTGCTGCCATCATCAACGCATAACACATTGCAAGTCTAGCAATTTTGAAGGGAACAGGATGGGCAATGCGCTCCGGACGAACACCGAAATTCATGGCTAAATCTTCGATGTATAGGGATGACTTGATAAGGACACGGTCAGTTATTCGCTTACCAAGCAGTGCATCAACCACATCGTCCGTATCGAAATAAATTCTTCTACCGCCGACATTATCCATTTCTCATCTCACTCCTTATTATTGCTTGATTCATGTGCATACGAAATACTTGGTTTATTTCTTTGCGAGACATACGGTACGCACGCTCAACAAAATCATCTGGCATTTTATCAGTGCTTTTATATCCTCCGACACGATGCCCAATACCGGGATGAAATACAACAGGCCCAAGAAAATTTTTTCCCATACGTTCCCAATAAAATTTAAGATTTCTAGCCCTTCTCGCTTTTATCAGGTGTGGCGGTGCGCCATTGTGCACCCATCTGCCGTAAGGAGCTATACCTTCATCAATAAAAACGTTTACGTAACCACCATCCCGTGTTGAACGAAAGCGGTAACGAGTAGCCCGTTCAAGAGCTCCACTGCGTTTTTTATATCGATGATGTGTTCTTGCTCTATCACGAACAATTCTGCCTGATTCTTGAAGTGCCAGTTTTAGTTCAGCATGCGCAGATTGACCCAAGTCACGGAATTTTTGAATGAGGCTTTTTGACTCAACACGAACCATTACTGCGTTACGTGCTCTTGGCATCATTCATCACCCTTTCCTTGTATGACCGCCCTTCTCACTCTTTTCACTGATTTCAGCCGATATATCAGTCATACTGATAACATCATCGGCTTTTTTTTCAGCTCTTTTCTTTCGACTAAAGCCTAATACTTTATATTTATCGACATCAGATTCATTAACAATAATCAAATTATTGTTCAAATCATACATGTTTACGGTTTTCATTGCATGTCACCTCTTAACCAAGAAGTACACAAGCTAGCTCCGGCGTAAGCGTAGTAAAACCGAACAAGCCATCAATGGATATAATGTCCTGTTTTTTAGTGATGTCATAGCCATAAGTTACACGCAAACCCATACCATTGTAAGATACGTTAGCACAGTTCGCAGTACCCATTGGACGCTCAAGTGGTACAGATACCAAGGAGAAGGCGTTTTTATGGAAAGCGATATTAGCTGCATGATCAGCCACAATGGTAACTGCGGAGTTCTGCGTAATACCTTTGCTTACGGCTGGATAAACCTCAACCGTTACAGCATTACCGGCTGCTGTTGCGTCCTTGGTTACAACAAATTTCTGTTCGGATCCGGCCACCGTAAAGAGCGTACCTTTATGAACCGTTCCAGTAAGTGTGCTATCCGAGAGAGTAATCGTTGTGTCGCCAACTGCGGCCTCAGTAGCAAGTTTAGGAGCAGCTGCTACAAGATCATCGTTTTTAACTGTTACAATATTCTGATCCATGAAGCAATCAAAACCGAATTTTCGACCAAGCTGTGCATTAACCAGCGCATCAGAAGTACCAGAAGCGTCAACACGATTAAACGTATCAAGTTCAAGCAGTTTTGCATCTGCGGCCGTATCAAATACAAGCCTGCGGTCAGCCATTGGCACCTTATTATCATTCATTACTTTGCGAACGGATGTAATAGCCGATACAGAATTAGGTGTAGTTCCCGCCGTACCAGCAAAGTATGGAATATCTAGAGCTAATTTTGCCAAGCGGGAATCAATATCCTGTGCAAAAGCCTGCATAGCAGGAGTAATATAGCGTTCCGAAAAGTTGGAAATAGAGAGCGTCATATCTTTCGTATCAATCGGAAACGAAATATCCAAGAGCTTATCCATTTTTACAGGAACGCCACTCTCGTTGATATTCTGCAGATTAATGCTGTTATTAAATTCATCAACGTTAAAAGTGATTGGTTTACGAACCGTCACAGTATCGCCGACCTTACTAAATTCGCTTGAATAACTTTTGTTGACAAGATTACCAAGCACAAGGTTATTCTCAAGCTGCATTAATGCTTCCTGAGCGATAATAGACGGAGTAAGAAAAGTGTTAGCCATATTACATCAAGTCCTTTCTGTAACTGATAGTTATTAACATTTTTATATATAAAAAGGTAAGACTCTAGTTAAATCTTACCTTCCTTGCGCAGCTTACGATATTCAGCAGGATCCATTTTATCAAAATCAATGTTTTCAGCGTGACCACCTCCATAAGAACCGCCAGCTCCCGGTATCTGATGATTAGCGCGATATTCCGGATATCTTTCAAGGAATGATTTTACACCTTCATCTACTGTTACTTCTGAACCATCATCAGCAACAAACGATAAACTATCGTCATCATTAACCTTGACTTTGTCTCGGAGCAAGCCGGATGTAATCGCTGGATTCAATGCCTTATTAGTTTCAAGTGCATTGCGAATACTGATATCACGTATCATTGATTGACGCTTCTGTTTTTCAGCTTTAGCGACTGCATCAATTTCACGGCGGCCATCTTCGGCAGCTTTAAGTGAACGTGTCAATTCATTAATCTTACTTTGAAGTTCTACCTTTTCCGTGTCAGAATCCTTGCCTTTTGCTTGTCTAATCCCTTCAAGTGCCGAGTCGATATCAGACACATCAACACCAAGACCAATAAAATCAGCCAATTTATTATAGTTTTCAGTAATACCATTTGCTTTAGTTTCAACTTCCTTCAGTTGTTTTGTCAAATCATCCAGTTTACGGGCATTGTCATTCGATTCCTTAAGAATACCATTAAGCCCTGCTACGAAATCAGCACCACCTTCTAATTTGCCAAGCGCCGCAATAATTTCTTCTTTAGTTTTAGGCATTTTAAAATTCCCCCTATTATTTTTAGTTAACATTAAAAATGTATGTAAAAATTATCTGATACCGCTTAATCTGCTGGAAGGTTTTGTAAAACCATCCCAGCCTAACAAATATTTCTGCCAATCATCACCGTTTCTAACGGCCTCAGCTCCAGCGACACCAAATAATTGCTGACATTGATTTAACGATAAACCATCAACGTATTGTCTTGAACGGCTTATATTTAATCGTTGACTGCGTGGAACCTGCGACCAATAAACAGGTTTTAAAGTACACATGCAATGCGGATGGCGTGGTATTGTTGGCATATTGTCTTTAGGATACACACCTTTGCCATAACCTATATTAATATTTGCAATAACATCACATTGATCAAATATCAGATGTCTTGGTGAAAGTTTCCATCGATAACCAAACACCTTATCATTGTTTTGGTAATGTGCAATAAAACCATCAAACCATGCTCGGGCTGCTTCTGTACGAATAATCCTCTCTATCTGATATCTTGCCTTTTTATCAAAGGCTTCGTTTATTGCTAAAGGTATTGTTTTATTACGCAGCGCTTCAGCTTCACGCCTTACAGCTAAATAAGCTGGTTTAAGCCTCTCTAACTCACCATCGCTTATTCGCCGTTGCAATATGCCTAATGCCAAAAACAACGGCTGTACGGATTTTATATCGCCCTTAGAAGCAATTCCAGCAGCGGTTTTAATTTTTCTGCTTAACTGCCATACTGTTGCAAAATCAGGATTTTCGTTTCTTGAAAGCAAGTCGTAAATCTTGCGAGCATTCTGCTCAACCTCTGTAATGTTATATTCATAGGATTCCATTGTGCGTAATATCAGCTTTTTACGCTTTTTAGCATTGTCTTTCAATCTTTTTAGCAAAGTCTTTTTGTCTTTTGTCCATGCCGTATTCATAAGGCGGTCAATAACCTGTTTCCTTAAATTATCGTCATGCCGTATTCTTCCGGCAAAACCTAGACGGACAGATTTTATAAGAACATTATTTAAATCAGCTTCAATATGCTTAATAATTTCTGTCTGATTTTTCATTACAGAGTTTACCGCCTTTTTAGTAATTACTCCCTGTTCAAGTTTTAGTTGAAGTTCCTGCTTGAAAGGCTCTATCAATTCAAGATACTTTGATATTAATTCAGATGTAGCTTTTCGGATTTCTCTTTGAGCACGTTCCTCATTGCTGGGCATCAGCCATCACCACGCTCTTTTTTACGTGTTTTTATATCTTGCTTAGTCTGCAAATAATCACCTATACGTTCATCAGCATCAGGTGCTTTAGGTGCTGATACCGGATTATATGTGCCGGCATTAGGATTTTCCTGAGCTGAATAAGCCTCTTCATCAGAATTATCTCTAATCTGAGTAATAACTTCTTCGTACTCACCATCAGGAATATTCGACAAATAAGCCTCGGCCGCTTTGATTTTTACCTGCTTATCAAATTCAGAACCGACATTAAGTGACAATGCCTGTGCTACCTTATCAAGTTCGCCTGAAACATCAACAATACCAAAATCACGAGGATAAATTACTTTATACTCCAATTTTTTAGCTTCATGTCCGAGGTAAGCGCAGAAACACTTGATTATTTCACGTTCGGCTATTTCACAGTTTTCTGCCATATCGGCTAATGACTGATTTGTCTGTTCAAAATCCCATTGTCTGGCCACACCTGATGTTCTTTGCTGAACACTTGCAACGCCTGTTAAATTAGCCTGTCTGTAAATATCTTCTATCAAACGGCTAATTTCATTTTGCAACAGGTTAGCCTGTTCAGCCGATGGAGTAATGAAAAATGGAGCTTTGCTTGAGTTGCCATCATAAATCAGCATGTTATCAGTTCCAAGATTCAGCCCTTCACGCATTTTATTTATATCAACGTCCTGTGTGATAGGAAAACATAGAATTGAGAACGCCTGATTACGCAAAAGCTCTCTAAGCTCTGAACAAAGATTAAATATAGCAAGATTGGTTCGCGCTATAGACATCATTGGTGATAATGGAAGAAAATCACCTAGATCAGCATCTGTTCCGTACAGTGTAACCATAGGGATAAAACCAAGTTTGTTTTCATTTTCTTCAACACTTCCGTCATGATAAGTAAGTTTCCAATGATCGGGCCACCATTCCCACACATTTTCATCTTCAGTACTAGTAGTTCCAAGAATTTTAGTACATGATTCGTAAGTTTTATATTTTATATACTTCAGCCTGCCATATTCATCGCTTTTATACTCTATAACTTGATTAGGCTTAACAAAATACACATACGGGAAATTACGCTCACCTAATGCAGACAAAGTATCTCCAGCAACTTCACGGCTATTATCAACCATAATAAAAACCGAGCCATAAAGTCGTGCATACCTAGCTGCATTCTTCATGAATCGGTTAATTGTCGATCCTAACCTGTCTACATCGTGCATGAATGGCCCTATAAATTGATTGGTCTCTCTTGACCAATCACGAGCGATCATTTTCCTGAATATCGGATTTGTTAGAGAATCAACTACAGGTTTTACAAAATTTGAATAATAACTTAGCTCCTGCCTGTAGCCATATTTTGCATCTTCTTCCCTTGGATGCCTTAAAAGGTATTGTCCTGTTAAAAAACCGCCACCACCTGAATAGGCATCATCGAGAAAATCATAATTTCTATTCTGATACTGTACTGGCATTTTGGTAAATCACCACCTTTAAAACCAGCTTTGTCTTGCTGAGTGCATTAAAATAGGCTCCCTAGATAATACTTCTGTCCCGTAGCGCAGACTATCAATCGAATGATTGTTCTTATCGGGATAGCCACTTATGAAACGCCCCTGACGGTCTCTTGCATATTCATAACCAATAAATTCACGATACGTATTTGGACACCGCTCTTTATCAATGTAAATATGCTCCAAGTTTTGCATCCAGCGAATCCCGTGGTCTATAGAATCAGGACCTTTTCTTGCGCCACACACATTTAAGCCAAGGTTACGCATTTCTGCGATTGTTCTCGGCTCAGCACTATCTGCTACTACTAATTGATCGCCACAAATTTCCTTCATCAAACGAACTGCTTTTTTATTGTGCAGTCCAACTTGATAAACTTCGCCGAAAACATACAACGTTTCATGATTTTTATCATAATAAGCTGCGGTAAACGCCAGCGGATCAACAGCAAAACCGAAATCCAGCCCATACAATGGTCTATCAAACTGTTTTATCATATCAGCTGTTATTGTCTTTTCAACAACGTTTTCAAAGACAGCACCACCTGTTCCTGTAACTTCACCTAAATACTCATGCTTGTACAGCATTTCATTTCTGCTCTTAAGCTTTTCTGCTGCTGAAAAAAATTCATTGCCAAGCCATCGTTTAGGCACACTCAAATATGTTGAATGATGAACCAAACGTTCATCATCTTTAATTAATTTTTCTTCATTTACCCAATTATCCATTGTTTTTGGCGGGTTATATGAACAAAATTCCCAGTATTTTTCTCCGCCACGGAGTAATGACTGATTTACGCTTCGTATTTCTTCCATACCAGCAAAGCTGTCAAGTTCCTCATACCACACTACCCCGACATATCCAAAAGGAAGCTTTAAGGATTTTATTTTCTGCGGGTCATCAACACCTAAGAAAAGTATTCGCTGACCTGTTTCCTTAAAAATCATTTCAGGAGGTGCTGTTAAATACTTAAACTTACCGTTCATTTCCAGCTTGTCTATTGCCCACTGCATTTGTCCGTATACCGAGCCTTTTAATGTATTTGCACATTTTCTTAGCACAACTGCGTGACACAATGGGTTTTTGACTAAAATCTGTGGTATCTCAAGACTGATAAACGATGATTTGGTAGAACCACGACCTCCTTCAAGCCAATAATACGTATAATCATGATTTTTTACCGCATTATGTACTGACCAAAAGGATTTTGCCATCAGCTTTGATAATTTTACCGGCAATTAAACCACCTCTTTTTATTCATCGTCAGGGATATCATCATCGACACCTGACAATGCCTCGGGGATATCATCAACAATTTGTACATGGCTGCTTTCATCGCTGTTCTTAAGATTATCAATCTCTGCCTCTAATTTAGCATTACGGAGTTTGCCTTCGATTGTTTCACCTCTGGATATGCGTTCGGTTTTAATACCTATCTCAAGTAGTTTAGTAACATCATTCATTGTGAGCATATCATCCGATGTATGTAACAGTTTTTTCATTGCCTTAGCTATAATGCTCCCGCCAATTTTGGCATGATTAGCGTACATCTTATCAAGTTCTTCTTCATGGAGCCTGCGCCGTTGCTTTTCTTTATAAAGGTCATAAGCTTTGCATCGTTCCCTCCATTTATATTTCTGAGAATAGCTATTTATAGTCGTCAATGAAAGATTGCTTATCTCCGCAGTTTTTCTTAATGTTCTGCGATTATTCATTCCAAGAGGCAGATCCATATCTCGATACAGACAGAAGTAATGATAGGCACGCTCGGTTTCCCCCAAATCCTCACGGAAGTCCCATTCTTCCATTTCATCTGCTAACTGTTTCTTTCGTTTAGTTTTGCCTTTTCTATTTGTCGCCATCGCCTTCACCTTCTTCCCTTGGAATAACTAAATTTAACATTGCGCCCATTAATGGAATCGAACCATCAGACAATCATGCCCTTGCCAAAGTATGGACATAAAAAAAACACTTACCCATTTCATCATTCTGAATAAGTGCTTGTATTTAGTTTTATTTACCCTGTAATGCTATGTTTATCAATAAATTTAATAAATTATTTTACTATATCTGCATCAGGATTTTCTTTTGCATATTCGTCTAATATTTCATCGAACGTATATTCCTTGTCATCACGCTCACAAATAATATCAGCCTTTCCCTTCATATCAATGTACCTTTTTACGATAACATCACAATATTTAGGGTCAAGCTCTGTGCTTCGGCATTGTCTGCCTGTCATTTCACAAGCAATAAGCGTGCTGCCACTGCCTCCAAAGAAATCAAGAACAATATCGTCCATGTCAGAACTATTCATAATGGCTCGTATTGGCAATTCTACAGGCTTTTGCGTAGGATGTACTGCTTTAGCCTCTTTCGCTATTTCCCACACGGTTCCATTGGCATCTTCGTTATATAAGAACACACTGCCACCTGATGGGAGCCTTATGTACCTTGTTTTCTTGCCTTTGGTTGTCTTTTCGGATAACACCAGCTTGTTCCCTTCGCCATCTGTAAGAACAACCCCACCTGTAAGCGTAGTGGCCATTTCCTTTGAATCTCTCAATACTACTTTCCATGCCGTAACCTGTGAACGGTCACCAAACCATTTGGCCGTATGCCCTGCTTTTTCTGAATAAAAACATGGTTCGTGCATCCAGTGATAATCATTATGTGCAAGTACAAAATTATTCTTTACCCATATTATCTGTTCTTTTTCAATGAGACCTGTTGCTGTCATTGCATCCTCAAAGTCTCGTCCTGAACTTGAAGCATACCAAATATAAAATGCTGCATCATCCACAGTATATTTTACATAGTTCTTGAACGCTGGAATAAGCAATTCTTTCATCAGGTCATCGTGCGTCTTATCGTCATTCTTTATCATACCGAATTTATTAGCACCACGCCCGCTTCCTACAAAACTTACACCATACGGCGGATCTGTATGTACAAGCTGAGCTTTTTCTCCCTGCATAAGCCGGTCTATATCATCTTCGCTGGTAGCACTGCCACATAATAGTTTGTGTTTGCCTAACCTCCACAAATCTCCAGCTTTAGTAAACGGAGGATTTTCTTCATCTTCTTCGGGGACATCATCACTGCCATTTTCAGCACCGTCATCTGTTCCTTCTAATGAATCAAGTATTTCTGCTAAATCCTCTGTGCTATATCCTGTCATCTCTACAGGTATATCCCCCATATCCATATCCTGTATCATTTCCATAAGCTTTTCATTGCTTAAATCAGCTAATTCTGCAATACGGTTATCGGCTATAAGGTCAGCATGTTCTTCTGCTTCGCTGGCATAATCCTGATACTCAACAGGAGCATATTTTATCCCGCCGACAATAGCTGCTTGTCTCCTGCCATGCCCCTTTACTATATATCCGCTTCGCTTGCTTACAGTTATCGGGGCTCTCCATCCTGTTCCTTTTATTATTTCACTTAATAGCGAAATCTGCTTTGCATTATGCTGATTAGGATTTTTAGGATTAGGCTTCAATTCCTTTACTTCTACGAGCTTATCAAAACTGCAAAAAACAGGCACATCATCAGGTGTCCGTTCTCTGGGTTTTGCCCCTGTACGATATTTTTCATTTTCCATTTTTATTCCCTCGATTTGTAGTTTTACTAAGTAATGCACTTTATTTATCTGCTAATCCGCAGAAAAATTTGAGCTTTGTTATGCGTTTTTGTTGTTTTTATTAGTAATGCACTAAATATTTTCAACATGTGAAAAAAATTTTGAACGCGACTATGCTGGACACCATAAGGCCATCCAGGGCAGTATCGACCAAATTATCACACTACTTTATATCATCCGGCACAATCAATTTTATTTACGCACACTACTGCTTATATGTAAAGTACAGTAAAAACGCACACAAGCAAAATCAAGCGTAAATAAAAGCAAGTATCGCGCAAAGTATCTGCCGTACAAGCGAAAAAATCAATATGGTATTTTCTAACCATAGCGACCACTCACTATGGACTTTTTTGCGTGTAAAAATCTTTTTATGTATACACGGATACATGCTAAAAATAGCTTGCATATACCACTACACAGAGTTATTATATAAGTGTCGAAAGGCAAAGGGGCTTGAGAACCCCCGCACCGATTAGACCGCTAGCGACGTAGCGCATACGTCAGCGGTAGTCTCAACTACGGCTAATAGCGATTTTAGGCGAAACGCCAATGATCGCAGGTATCTCCACCGTGGATTTGTGTCCACCGTGAGTAGTGGAGTGGGATCTGCGTGAGGCGCAACCGGTGGATAACCCAGCGGTCGACCGCTTTAGCGGTAATAAGTCAGTTTATCGGCAGTAAACACAAGTCTACTGCTAGCGTAAAAACTATCATAAAAAATCACTTTCTTTCGTGTTGAATGTGAGTAGCAGGTTTTTATTTTACCTGCTACTTGTGCTCAACATAAGATTTATGACTATGTGTCGTAGACCTTATGTTAGGCATAAGCTTAACTCTATCTATGAAAGGATGATTTTTATGAAAAAACGGATGTACTACGCTCATTATTGCAAGTGGGGCGCCAATGCTGTTGATGCCAACAATTTACGGCGCTACTGGGGCGACTATGTCGCTTTTGATAGCAAAAAAGCCCGCGACGAATGGGTTGACAATTACGAATGTTACGGCGGCTGCAATTTAGTTGCTAGAACCGCTACCCGTCGTGAGGTCATATCGCAAAAAGGCAAATACTTTGTTGCATGGCCAGCAAGCACCGTCGGTACTTACGTTATTGAACGTCAGTACGAGTTCCCGAGTAGCGATGCTCCAGAATTTGACGAGGATATCGAGTGTAGACTAAATGTCTACGGCGATTATGTGCTGCCGTAGAAAATTCTCTGAAATTAGGGCAGGTCAAGTGACCTGCCTTTGCTTGAGGGAATTTTCCCGATTTTTTGAAAGGATGATTTTTATGATGAGGATGTTTGAAGATTGGCAAGGCTTTTGTGAAAGCGATTGCAAACGTCAGCTAAATGTTTGGCATGAGCAATGCGTACCGCCCGCAGGTAACTTTGAAACCGCGGGCGGTAAAATCGTAAAAGCCATATGCTATCTTATCGACCGTTGGTCAACTCAAGGAGTTACATGCGGTAACGGCTTAAGTCGCAACGACTGTACTGCCCCCGCCATGTATCTTGCTAGCATTGATAACCCACTGCTAGCAAGTACCGCCACCAGCTTATTGAATAGTGGCGATGAGTGGGAAGATTTGCGGGTTTACGAGGTAAGGCTAGAGTTGTTAGCCCTAACGGTTTACAACTACCTTAAGGAACGGCCGGAAGTCTTTGAGCTGCCTGAATAAGTTTTGAAATTAGGGCTTGACTATATCAAGTCGAGCCCCTGCTTGAGAACTTATTCTCTATTTAAGAAAGGAATGATTTTATTATGAAAAAACTAGAGGACTTGCAGAAGTTGTATGAGGATTTTGGTTCTGAATGTTGTCATCAGCTAATAGATACCATCTATTATTTAGCTAATGACGATTTTGAAAGAACCGCGACTATCCTAAGAATGGGTAGTTACATGCTATACGATTTAGGCTTTAGACCGTATAGCATGGATAAAGCTTTAGGCGAGGCTTTATGCGAATATGGCTGCTACGCAGATGAATTTGCCAACGCAGCCTCAATTATAAAGTCGTATGTTGACTTTGAAGGTCTAGGCTATGACTACTACAAGAGTAGCTTGGGTGAATTTTATACAAACGAGCTTGACAATACCTGCTTTGTTGAAATATTTAAATAAAAAGCCCTGCACCGGATCCATCTCTTATCGAGGTGGGTCTCATGGAAGAATTTTTACTTCCTCTTTTTATGAAAGGATATGATAAATTATGATGAACAACAAACTTGATTTAGGGTTAATTTGCGACGAACTGTCAGGGATTGAATATGACCCCGACACTGTCTGCTATGTGTTAATCAACACGGGCGGCCCCTACCCTATCAATGAGCCTTTTAAAGACTTGTATGCGCAAGTCATGATCAATGATGAGATACCTGAATTTTGGCAGGATCAAGTCGATGAGGGTTTTTGCTATCCGCCCACCAAGACAACCGTATCTAAAATTGATTGGCGCAAAATTAGCACCGATACTGAATTTTACGGTATATCTGAAGATAGTAAATTTTGGTACTACTGCCCCGACTTAGTTGGTCATCTAGTAATTGAAGATTAAGCGCTGCAATCCGGGCATGAAAATAAACATTAAAAAATCTTTCGTGCCCTTGCTGGAGTGTTTACTCTAGTAGAACAGAAAGATTAAGGTCATATCTATATATGTTATTACTAATAATCGACATTTGGCAGGAATAAAGCTGGCAAAAACAATAAAAACTTGTTACCAGCCCACCAGCGATCACTACAATAATATATTATAACGATATAATTAATTCTTTAGTGGTAATAATTATAGTACCTATATAACTTCAAAGAAGAAGTATATACTCTATTACCTCCCCTTGGTTTATTAATGATAAAGTCTAAAGAATAAAAAAAATAATCGTTATAATAATAGTAATCATCCGTATCGTCTATTATTATATTGTAATAATAGCATAGTCAAACAGAAAAGTAAAGGGAAGTAAAAGCAGTTCCCTTCTTTTAGCAAACTAAAGAATATGGACATTAATTTTTCTATATAAAGTACACTTCTTTACAATTTAATGTAGTTTTGAAAGGTAATTAATGTTTTATGAAAAGAAAATTAAATCTTGTTTTAAAAGAGTGGTTAATTCGCAGGAAAAAAAGTTTAATTTTTTTTGCATTATTGCTTTCACTCTTAATTAATGGGTATCTGGATAACTGTATAGTGTCCTCTTACGAGCAAAATGGGGTTATCTATGTAAACTACTATAGTTGCGAGCATACCTTTACGGACGTAGCGATAGAAGATGTGCCGTGGTATATAAGGGGGCGTGCAAAATTGCTGAAACAGCAACTAGAACTAAAGGATTGACCTTTTCTCAAAAAACACGAAAACATGTATTCCTGTAGCAGATATTTGTTTTGATGTAATTATTTGGTTACGTTTTTTCGGCAAAAACAGGTAAATTCCTATATCTAGCGGACATCTTGCGGACAGTCTGCGGACAAGTTGCGGACATTGTCCGCACTTTAAAAAAATAAGTCGAAACAATGCCTAACACTCCTAAAAGCAACAGGCATTGTCTAGTGGATTTAGCCTACCACTACTGATGAAGACAGGCTATAATAATAAGTGTTCTTAGAAAAAAGACTTGCTTTTTGCTCATGATAGAGTGAAAATAAAATAAGCCTTAAAGTAACCAAAAAGTTACAATTATTGAAAGGATGATTTGTTATGTCAACTGATAATGCACTGTTTGCAAATTTCGCATCAGCAAACAACACTCAACCGAGCAATAGTTATTTTACTGCTAATAATAACAGTACTGCTGCTCCAGTATTAACTCCAGCTGAACAATGTGCCGCTACATTTCAAGATAAAAGTGACAATGGCCGTTATGGTCGTTTTAATCGGTTGCGTCATCGAAACAGAATGCTTGATTGTTCTGGAATGTCAACGGAGGATGCAATACGTAAAACTCGTAAAGTAGTTGCTATACAATTAGCAATCCAGCATGAAATTAAACCGTTAAAACAGTATATAGATAGTGCTTTAGGTTCTAAACATTTTTTGAGCCAAATGAGCTATTTTACCAATCCTTATGAACCCGATGATGGAATGTTTCTTAACTTTTATGACTTTGAATATCGACATTTTATCGGTTTCAAGCGTGAAGACTCAAACACCTACGTTCTTGCCGATCAAATACATTTTTTCGTATACGAGCCCGGTCAGGAAATGAATTTTGACAACCTGCCAACAATAGATGATATCCGCAAGTTTAGCGGACAGTTCAGCTGGTTATATCAAGATTTTAATCAATTTTATAATTATGCAATCGATGAAGATAGCCGATTGCATGACGAAGCGCACTTGCGTGAAATGGCTGAAATGGAAAAAGAACAGTTGAAATATAAATTTAGAAAGGATTGATCTGCTATGATAATGTCAAAAGAATTAAGGAACAGCAAGCTTGCTACGTGGAAAAAGCACGTAAACAATGGAACGTCTAAGTTGTTCTACACTTGGCACGCGTTTACTGGTGTAACAAAAGATGATTTCTTAAAGGAGCTGGAATGGCTGTTTGATGATCCACAGGACGCTGTTCCACGGCCTGAGAGAAATCCGTACCGCAGGGAAATATATTGTTATCCCGACGGAAGTATTCACCGTTTTATACGCATCTATGCTGGTGATGATGTTTATCGCGTCCATTATGAATGATTATATTTCTGGTAAGCTTATGAGAACAACCGCCCCGCCCTCTCGTGCTGTTGGTATTGATATTTGGCAGCCAGTAGAAAAAATTACCAGCCGTGAAAAAGCTGATATTTCAGCTAAAGCCAAGGAATGGCATATAATTAACAGTAAATGGTAAATAGTAGTATTGCTAAAACACTATAAGAAATGTACACTTTAATTATGGAAGGAAGAATTTTATATGAAAAATAAAACTATTGCTAAACCTAGCATTTATGTTGCTTATGGCTCTAATCTTGATTTAACTCAAATGGCGCACAGATGTCCCGGTGCGTGCCCTATTGGTACCGGCGTTATTAATAATTACCAGCTTATGTTTAAAGGCAGTAAAACCGGCTCATACGCCACTATAGAGCCAGCTGGTGGTTATACCGTGCCGGTGCTGCTATGGGCAATATCAGCATCAAATGAAAACTCATTAGACCTTTATGAAGGATGCCCAACATTTTATTACAAGCGCAATATAGCAATTGATAATTTTATCCCGCTGAAAGATTATCCGACATTGCAAATATCATCAGGTATGGTATATATTATGCATGAAGATCGCAAATTTGGTATTCCATCCCTGCAATATTACAACGTTCTAAACGAAGGTTATAAGCTTTTTGAGTTTGATCAGCATATTTTACGAGACGCATATCAATTTAGTTGTGAAAAAACAGCAGAAGGTCATGAAGATTTCGAGGAAGTATATACATGGATAAAACAACCACTACCAAAAAACAAGAGCCAAAAATAACTGGCAATTCTATTCCCATGAGAGCATATCGCGTATATGCTCCTGGGGGAGTATATTTTTCAGCCGACAAAATAGACTATTGTGAGAATATTGCGCAGGAAGAAGTTTTTCTGATGCTCCCCCCATTCGTTCGTTTTAAAGCTGGAAATTCTCAAGACAACACTAAATCAAAGTTTGTATTTACTAACGGAATTGAGCTTTTGGTTGAAGATACTCTAAAGTCTATATCCCGAAAAGCACATGCAATACCTTATATTCAGACACCTTATGGATTTAGGGATATATTTTTAAAGGTAGTACGCAAAGAAGCATTGTCTTGATTAACAACTAAATAAAAAAACAGGGAACATGTCAAAATCTGATATGTTTCCCTGCCCTTTTTGTTTTTTCAATGAAAGGATTTTTAGCTATGGATAAACTGACTACTATTGGCACTGTATTTAGCCATAATGAGCTTGTAGCTGCTCTGTCTCAGCAGGAATTTAATCTGCCCGATAATATTAACAAAGCTGAAACTATTGAGCGTTTAGCTGATATATTATCCACTGTTCGTTGTTTCACACAAAACAATTCCCTTTTAGTGTCTGCATACGATATAACCGTTGCAGTAACTGGAAGCACTAACCCTGATTCATATATCAGTGCACGTATTAGAAGACACTTGGATTGTAAAGAATTTGCGGACAGGTATATGTTTAAATCAGAGCATATGCCAAAATCGCAGGATAATCCTAATCCATCATTCGTTTTACCCTTTGAGCAATCATTTGCTTTAGTTGCTCTATATCCTTTTAAGGCAATACAGGAGCGCGTTTATGGTATCATGCCACCACCTAAAAATAAACGTACTGCTCCAGTAAAGCACCGCAGAAAAATCCCTGATGAAGATGTGATCTATTATAACAAAAATGGACGTAAGGTTACATGGGAGATTGCGGAATATAATCGAAAATACAACAAAAAATGGCAAAAGGAAAACCTTCAAACATTATCCATCAGGGTAATTGCTTCCTCAAAAGGAAAATTAATTAACTTTGCCCACACATTATCAATGTCAACACCTCAATTTGTACTTGCTGCTTGCAAAGAAAAAGCTAACCGTGATGGACTAATTGTTGATGATGCAAATCTCTAAATTCACAGTTGAAAGGACGATTTTTGTGAGAGTTAATCCTAGTAAATATTTGCCAAAAGAAAATAAGATACAAGAAAATATTAATATGAAAAAATCAGATCATGCCTTAATTAAATCCCTAGCCGCACAAGCGGGAATGAGTATATCAGCTTTTGTAATAGCTGCTTGTAACGAAAAAGCCCGCATGAACGGTATTATTGCGCCCAATGATAAAGGTATCGAATGAAATGGAGGGTAAGTAAATGAAAATAGCGGAATTTGACAGAGTTGTAACTGATTATGCAATCAGTTACAAAAAAGCTGGCAATGTAAAAGTTCATATAAATGTCCATCCTGATATTTACACAAAACGCTGGGTAAAAGGCGAATTTGACAGGACTTACTTAAAAGTCAGATTTGCCGTTAATGTTTGGACAAATGACGAAAACTTCAAAGAAAAAGAGGTATGGGTTAATTGTGGCTTTATCAACAACAAAACAAAACGTTATAGCGTTAATCGTGAAATAGATTTTCGCAAAGGCGGTGCTTTTAGCGAAGTCGATGAAACTATCGCTGAATTTACAGCCGAGCTTACACATTCGGCTCCGCTCTCAAAAAAAGCTGCTATTCAAACAACAACACTGCCGGCAATCAATGATTGCCAAGTTGCTGATAAAAACGACAAAAAAATATCTGATATTGCTAAAGTAGACGGTATCAAATATGCAGTTGTAGAACGCGGTAATAAATTCTATGCAGTCAAAGGCGAAACTCAAACGCCACTATTTCCAGGCTTGCAACATAAGTCATACGCTCAAGCAGTGTATGACATCTATGACTTCATGATGGATAATAACATTAATTGTCCCATTGAAGTTGAACAGTTAATATCTCAGATAGATGAGGGAGTGTTAGTTTGAATAAAACATCAACCGATTCAAGGCGGTACAGCAGATTAGTTTCTACTAAACCATTAGGAGAAAATAAATACCGTGGAGTATCACAAAACGGAAAAGACCGTTGGCGTGGAAATCTATTTTTTAAAGGAAAAACATATCATACACCGCCTTTTGATACGCAAGAAGAAGCGTACGAAGCCTATTTAAAGTTAAAAAAGGATGTTGCTGGAGCTTGGATTAAAGCATATACGGAGGTAAATAAATGCGCCGAAAAAAAAATGTCGATAGGAGACAAATTTGGACGGCTGACAGTAATAGCCCTGCTACCAAATGGCAGGGCTTTATGTCGTTGCGAGTGTGGCACGGAAAAAGAATTTTTTCGTGTATGCTTAGCAAGTGGCAGAACAAAAAGTTGTGGCTGTCTAGCAAAAGAAAAAGTCACCCGAATTTGCAAGCAGTGTGGTAAAAAATTTATTGGCACTAGGCGACACATCTACTGTGAAGACTGCCGTGCTAAGCGAACAAAAGAGAGAGACAGCGCGTACAGTAAAAAGCACGCTAGGAAATATGGCTATACTGCTGGTTTTTTACTCAGCACTGACACTGAAAGCAAATCTGAGCATTATCGTGGCAGTATGCTTTTTAGCGATAAGCCTTTGGGAAAAAATAAGTATCGTGGTGTCTGCTTTATCCGTCAAGGATATAAAGGGAGTGTAAGCTACAAAGGAAAAAGGTACTATACTAAGCGTTATCTTACTGCAGAAGAAGCATATCAAGAATTGCTGACGCTAAAACAAGCAATAGCAGGCGATACTATAGCAGAGTATCTCGAGCTATGCAAAGAACGTGACGAACGCAAGAAAAAGCATGATAAGCACTAAAGAGAGGGCGAAAGCCCTCTTTTTTTAGTCTGCCGAGCCATCATTATTCTGTAATACAAGCAGATTTTGATGGCTTTATTTTTTTTATAAAAGGAAAAGCACCATTATCGCCGTTAAACAATAATGGTGCTCCTGTGGATAAATGTTCGTGAAACAAGCTGCTGTCAGACAGACATGTTTCTAGAGAATCGTAGCAGGTGGTCGCTGCACGTTACGCAATCTCTAGTGCGTGACACTCAAGGTTTTAGTGATTGAAACTGAACAGAAAACCACAAGGACAGAATGCCTAGCCCTTACAAAGTATATTATAGCATTATTACTTATAAAAAGTCTTGCTCGATGCTAAAAAAATCGCTTAAAGTTGATTTTATTTTTTCCTGACATAAGTATCTAAGAACTCGAAAATTTATAACCGGCATATTGTTATTTTTTACAAAATTCCACGTACATTCTACAACTAGTTCATGAAAAATTGTATTAAATAACCTTGGAATGTTTTTATTACACCATCCACCTGTTTGCATGTTTAGTTTTGCAAATTCTTTGCGAATAAATACTTCTGTGCAATATTTTTCAATAAATGCTTTTTCAATACTATAAGATGTGCTTGAATCCATTTTCTTGTGTCCTATACGTTTAGAAATTTTATATTCTGCCCTAACTAATTTAGCAAAAACCGTACGGCCGTATTGGTTTGTGAAATCATACGCATGTATAACAATACCCTCACCCGGCACATCATCCTTCATGAGCCACGTAGCTTGCTCTGAAATCCTTTTTAAGTCATCTAGAGTGTAATATTGTTCAATAGCAAGACATGGTATATAATCAATGTCTAGCTGTTCAAGCACGTCTATATATTCATTGTATGGAATATATCTGTTTTCCCCCCGATCAAATACATCAAATACATAAAATTTGCGCCAAGCGTCATCTAAATAATTTTTAATAACATGCTTAACTAAAAATTCGCCATACACTATCCAATCAGGATGACGCGTAAATAATTCAGCAAAGCGTGCATCATTATGATATTGCTTATAAAATCCTGCATTATCACTATTTAATGATAATTCTCGCTTGCGGCTGCCACAGTGTATTTTATTTTCATCATACCAAATAACTCCATTGGTTCCATCAATCTTTGGGAAAATATAAGACTTTTGTTTTTCTATTCCCGCTACCTCATCAGAACCAAATTTTTCTACATGCATATATTTTATTTTTTTATAATCTAGCATATTCTAAATATTCCCCCTCTAAAAAATAAAATTAAACCGATTATATTCTGGCATGGATGCTATACTACCGAACAACATTAAGGCTACTTTTCGCAAGGCTTCATTTCCTTTTTCTGTCACCCACCTGCGGGAAACTCCCATTTGTTCACCTATAGCCCCCCAGTGGAGTTTTTCTATATAGTGAAGTTTTAGCATCTGCATTTCCGTTCCAGGTATTGACGCAAACGCATACTCTATCTTTTCGATTATTTCCTTTAAAGCAGCCACATCTTTATTTACGGCATTAAGCCTTTCCCGCACACGTTCCCGCTTCTCTGCTGTTAAATCAGCTGGCCCATGACCAAATACATTAAGCTGTCCTGACGGAGCCATAAGCCCATACCGTGCGATTCCAGCTGCTATATCATCACATTCACGTAACCTCCGCTCATAAGTTTCCTTATCTTTTTCTAAAGATTCCAACATTTTTTTAAATTGTGTGTACGAGTTTAAGTAACTTCTAGTAAGTGTTACATAATCATTGTAAGTTGTTCTCTCGTTTGACTTTATCTTGTTTAAGCTGCTCATCTATTTCTTTTCTCCTCATCTCATCTCTGTTAACCTTAGAAACACTATTTGCTTTTTTTAAGTGTTCCATGTTTTGTTGATAGCGTTCCAATTCCTTTTTTCTATCTTCTTTACCAGCCAGCCATCGTTCATGATTTTCGTTCTTGATTTTTTCTCGCTCACGTTTATACTTTCGCATGATTGGCCAAAAATATTTTTTTTCGGCTGCCAGTCTAGCATCAGCGGCTTCAGCAACAGTATTAAAAGAACCTAAATAATGACTTTTCCCATACAACATTATAGTTGCATACCATTTTTTAGCATGTTTATTCCAATAGACACCGGTAACACCGCTTAAACTTTTCCTCTGTCGTTTAGTAACACCTAGTATAGAGCCAGCTGTAGAATTAATTTTTCTACACTCACGGGCATGTTTGGCATTTTGGCGTAACTTTACCTTAGCTTCAGGACTGAATTTATATTTACTACACCCACAGCTTTTTACACGGCCTGATGTAAGTTCTGCTGTCCGTACATAAATCAGCTGACCACATTCACATTCGCAAAGCCATTTTATTTTACCATTTATTCTTTCAGGATGAATAGCACGGAGCTTACCGAACTTCTTTCCAATAAGATTCTCTATTCTGCGCCCCATATTTAACTCACCTGCCTTGTATCATAAGCAATATAGGCAATAATTCAAATGCTACAACAATTCCGTTTACAAGGGCAATTAAGGCTATGACAATGGAAACTGCACCAATCTTGGCAAGCACTCCCGCTGTTGGGTGTTTTTCAATAAATTGTTCTGCAGTTTCAGTTTCTTTTGGATTATCCAACATTTTTAATACGCCATCCTTTTTTACTATAAATTATTCTACACAGCTTTTGGCTAACAATGCTCGAATATAATCGAGTCCTTTTTGGAAAACAACCGTTTTTAGATTGATATGTGTCGTTCCTTCATGCTCCCACTTACTCTCAATCTGCCTAAAATATCCACGATCAACAAAACACTGATACGGTTCATTTTTGTTGTTAAGAATATGTTTGTCTCTTAGAAAAGCAAATAATTTATTGCGTCCCCTTTATAGCTTGATTCAACAAAGAAATCACTCAACGCAAAATTGCATTCAGTCAAAACCGCAATATATTTAGCAATATCACGGCATAAGTCTGCATGACGCTTACCCTTCATTTCCGCTACATCCCTGCTATCCGCATAAAGTTTCCCGTCTTTTTCAAATACTGTCAATTTTCCTCCTTGCCTGTCTTTGCCATCATTTTGCCTGTTTTTTGCCATCATTTTCTTTATTCTAGTTAGTCTGTTTAGTTCCAACTTTCGCCAACGGTTCAATCCATCAACTAATAACACATCATTTTTATTTAGTTTTCTTCTATTAACTTGTATACCTAAACAAGTTTCGTTTTTACTCATTCCTAATTGCTCCGTTTTTACCACTATGTATATACCTACCTTGTTGAGCTTTATTTACATCATAGGCTTGAACCAATGTTTTCATAACATTTACGCACTGTTGATATTTATCTTCTCCACACACTTCTCTTACTGCCTGCTTAAAGCAACCATATTCTTCCTTGTGTAAATGTTCTTTTACCAACTTGCGTTTAGCCTTTAGCTGGCTTATTTTAGCCATACAACGCTGTATTTCATAGCCCAAATAACACCATTCTCTCGAAAGCGTTTTATCACCACGAATTTTTTCTCGTCTCATCTGAACACTTTTCAAGCGAACTTTAGCATTTTCAATCTCATTCTCGAGCTGACCTAAATTAAATTGAAACTCATGTCCGCATTTAGGACAAACTAGCTGAAATCTATTATTATTCATCAACACTAACCTTCCCTGAACTTAAAATATAGTCAACCAATTTAGGGTTATCCCTTATAAGCATTAATATTCCAGCGGCTAGTCCATCAACATACCGTTCATCATGCTCAAAACCATTCCCCATCTGTTCATTGGTAATAGCATGTACCAGCTCGTGCATTAATGTTGTTGGCTTTGTACCATCTCCAGCAGACTTGGCAATATTTATAAATCCTTCCCAGTATTCTATATCTCCGATACATTCACGTCCGTTCACTATTATTGTTTCGTCTGTCTCTTTAATCGTATATATCGTTGAACCAACTTTTATTTTTTTTGGCATATTAAGCATTTAATCAACCTCATTTCTTGTCAGGCATTTTTGAATCAGAATGGAATTTCTTCGTCATCTGCATTATTACTTGTATTATTTGGTGTAGTTTTTTCATTATGATTATTATTTCTTGAAGAAACTTCGCCATATTCTGTTGTAGCTGCTATACATTCAGTTATATAGACTGTTTTGCCTTCTTTATTTTTATAATGACGAATGTTTAGCCGTCCTGAAATAGTAATTTTCTGCCCTTTGGAGATATATTTCATGGCATTCTCCGCTTGGATCCCCCATAAAACGACATTGACAAACATGGCTGCATCCTTACCATCATCTCGCTGTTTCTTCGACCACGTATCTTTTACTGCTAACGGGAATCTGCAAATTTTCTGTCCGGATATTTTTGTTTCTTTTTCTTCTGGTTCTGCCGCTACACGTCCCGATAAAACAAGTAAATTCATATTATATATCCTCCCTATCTTTCACAATTATTATATATTGAATAGTTAATTGACTTCTATATTATAAAAAACATCGTCAGCATGATGAAATCCTTTGTTTTTATTTTTAGTATTTACATAAGATCTCCAAATATTTCTATCACGTTCACAACAACCAACCATTTCCAAGATAGTAGTTATTTCTATAATAGCATTTGTACATTGCTCACAAAAATCAATATAAGAATCCAATATCTCTTTATCATTAAGCTTTTGTTGGCTGACCATGTAGTATTTTAAGAACTTTTCTACTACCTCATCAAACGATTTATTAACAAAAATCATTTCTCTTGGTATTGATATTTTGTCTTTTCTAATTCTATCCGTACATGGTACAGGTAAAACTGCTTTTATTTTCAAAATTACCACCTCTTTATCATCTGTTAAAAAATAATCCCTTATTTAATTTTACCATACAACCTTAATTTTCTTTGCATAATTAGCAATCAATTATATGAATTTATTTTTATTCCCAAACATCATTAACTCCCCATTTTCTTATATTTTTATTTTGAAAATAACCACCTTGAACTCTAAATAGCCGCCATCCATATGAAAGTGCCATGCCATGCCTATTCGTACAAGTTTTTCTTAATTTTTCGTCATACCAAACAGTAACAACGTTACCATCTTTTATCATATGTGCTAATTCATTGCCTTCAGTATGGCACAACTTCCAGTTATGAACATTTTGTAAATAAAGTTGAAATGGATATATCTCATCAAGTTTTAAATATCCGTAAGAACCATATTTTTCTTTTTTCTTCCACTCAGCAGCTTCTTTTTAGTCTTGGCTTTTACTCATTTTCTTCATCAGCTATTTTGTTGTTTATTATCAAATTTACTCATAACTTCACTTAAAATATTTATAAACAATTTATTGTTATTTATAGCTGCTTTACGTTGTTTCATTTCCCTTCTTCTTCGGCTACGCTTTCGTATATGAGCTATCGGCTGTATTCGATGCAATAATCTTCGCATTATATTCCACCTTTTTTTTAAATAATATCAGTATGTTATTAATATTCAGTTTTCTGTCATTTTGACACTCCCCATGAATAAATCCAGGGGATTCTTGGTTCGACGAACACGCCTTATACCCCTATAACCAAAGTTAGGGGTTTTACGACGTTTTTGATAACGGATAATCATAGCACTACTCCATACTCAATGTATAAAATACCAGTTCCTGAATTGCTTCTTAAGGTCGTCTGTGTCTTTAAACAGCTTGGATGCCCACCAAACCACCTCATCCGGCGCTCTATCCTTATATACTTCCTCGTTGGGATAACAGCCATATGTGGGCTGCAGGCTCAGGTTTTTATGCTCTTTTATTGAACGAATAAGCCTGCGCGTAATAAAACCCACCTTGTCCCCGATGCAGGAGCCTCCTTCATTAGGTTCGATTTTGTACCGCAAAAAATGCTGTAGCAAGCCGTTATAGATGCTCTGCACGACAAACTTGTCTTTTGCTTCTACATGATTTTTAGCAAAGAATGGTGCCGCCGGCGCTTCTACAAAATCTGAAATCAATAGCTGCATTTGTGTACGATAGTAATCATCATCTTGTCTTTCATCATCATAAAATTCATTGTAGTATGCCGTTAATGCTTCTGCGACGGAAGCAATTCTATCTTCACTTTCTTTTTCAAAGCTGGCAAACAAGTCATGGATAATATTATCAACGCCTCGTAAAATTTTATCTTGCTCTTCGAGAGAGTGTGTTTTTCTCATAGTGTCAACTCCTCACAAATCAATAGCTTTCTTCTTTATAGCAGGCAGGTAAAACTGCCCAAGCATTAACGTGATTAAGCGGAATAAAATCACGAAAACGGTAACGATACCAGCGACCGCCATCTTCAAATTCTGCATAAGATATTTTGCCATCTGGATGCTCAATCCGCTTTGTCCAGTCGGTAGTTTGAAGAAAACCATAAAGAACTTGTCCGCACTTGAGCGAAATCATAACATCTTTTTCTGACGGTGGAAGCTTATCTTCTGTAGAGATCCACTCAAACCCCAAGGCTTTGTTGTAAATCTCACCAAAATGATTTGCTATTAGCTCATCCAGCTCTGAGCTTAACCGCAACCCTTTACTGATGTTTTTTTCTAAATATTCCTTTTTATCAAAATCAGGGTTTGCGCATTTCTGCAATCGTAAATTAGCTCTATCAAAATTACAAATGCATCTTCTAATATCGCAGACTAACGATATAATACGTTTCTCATAATTTTTTGAATCTGTTTCCATAATTCTCACCTACTTACACATCGATATAGTGAACTCATTTATGAACTCATATAGATCCATTTTTTGCAGTGTCTGAAACTCTACATCTTCATAAAGGACTAAATGGGATTCGTCATTCAAACTAACAATCATTGCTTTTGTATAATATCCTTGCCCATCATTTCTGATAAACACACAATCTTGATGATTTTCAGCGAAATGTTTCAACTTAGTAAAAGTAATTTCGTCATAGGCTTTTAAAAAATTATCTAATGCTTTACCTCTATCATCTGTTGCAAATTTTTGTATATCTAAAAAATCTTTTTGTTTTTCTGTGAATCCTTTTTGCTCATTCGCTTGGATATATTTTTCTAGTTTAGCTATATTTTCTTCTCTTTTTTGTTTATTGAAGATAGCTTTTAAATCATTGCTCATTTTACCTATATTAGTCCTCTCTTGCTGCTCCAACTCATTTCATATTCTGTATTAGCTTCCACATAAAATACAATACCAAATAAAATGCGGCAATACATGCCAGCTCTAAATTAATTTTTAATATTTCTTCAATCATTTTTCAGCCTCCACTTTTCCCGCTCTCTCAATCTCCCATCAAAAAAAGCATGTAGATAATTTATTTTTTCTTCGATTCTTGCTAATATTTCAGGCTCGTTTCCAACTTTTCTTAAAGAATTTCTTAGCCCATAAAGTTCTGCAAGAGAAAAACGCATTGAAAATTTTTTACTCATTCTAGTCCCTTCCGTAGCTGCTACTTTTAGCTGCTACTTTTAGCTGCTACTTTTAGCTGCTACTTTTCTTCGTGCTGTTCATTTAACCAATTTTTCCACATCCTTATTTCTGTGGAACTTCGTTCATCATCACTCCAGCAACGTATGCTTTCATCCAAAATATCGTTATAAGCCATAGTCATATCGTTTATAATAAACGATACCAGCTCGTCTTGCGATAGCGTTTTTATATATTCATAGTTAGTCATTATCCAATCACCTCTACATCTCCATATCGTTTTTTAAAAGAACACAGCGTCATTCCGATATACTGCCCCAAAAAAGGAAGTCCATAAGTCATCGGCAGTTTGACTTTAATTTCTGTCTGCAACTGAAAGTAGTCTTTATAATGCTTTTTAAAATATTCCGTTGCAGAGACTTTATCTTTATGTTCAACAAAATCATAAATTTTATCAGACATTACATCATGATAAAACGTTACCCATTTCATGAAAATTATCCCCTTTATTAGTTGTTACACAAAAAGTAATCCCACGCAAAAAGTATTATACGAGCAACTGCCATTAGTGCAACAATTGGTATCCAAATAGGGCAGAATATAATTGCACCTAAAACCCCGATTGTATCTATGATTTTTTCAGCAGTTAGCTTATTCATTATCTACCTCACTTCCGTTACTCTCCCTTTCCTTGCAATATTGACAGAACGGCTGTCCATCTTCTCTATATCCGCCAAGGCTATCTGCATCCACATGGCCGCTACACTTACAGCAGAACATCCACCAGCCATTATCAATAAAAGCTTTGGGCGGAATGTTATCGAAACTACCGTACTTATCCGCCCACGGCACGCGCCTTACCCGAATATCGGTATATTTCATATCGGTACAGCGAGCGCCTTCTGCCTTGGCTTTATTGGCATTCTCTGCATAGACAATCATTTCTACGCCTTCATCTTCGTTGTACATAAAAGCATACGCTTTGGCTATCATCTAATCACTTCCTCGTTTTTCCTATACAAACAATTCCAATCCTCTTTAGATATTTTTCTCATTGTCTTTTTCCTCCTCCGATTTCAACAACTTTTTCGCTTTTAAGTCCGATATTCCCATAATCAAATTAGCGATGCATTGGATGGCTATGGCTATCTCAATATCTATATCTCCAATAAGTAGAATTACTAGACCACCAGCAAAAGAAGCATACAGTTCATAACTGTTAGATAGACTCTGCCATATCGTCAAATCTTGACCTTTAATAGTGTTGTTGATAGCGTTTCGCATAATGCATACCCACAGCGTTGTTGATATAGCGTCCATTATTGCCAGCCCAATATATCTTGCGGCAGCCAGCTCCATTCCAGCGCAAGACACAATTACAAATAGTAAAATGTCCGTCATTACGATGAATGTAAAATGCTTGTCATACCACCTTAAAAATTTCTCTTTCGTAATAGATGTATTTGTGATAGCCGCTATACCAACCGCTAACATATTAGAAATAGCTAATACACTAGAATCTACAAGTCGGATAAAATACACTTGTATAATTGGCACAGTCATGGCCATAGCAAATGAAAAAACAACATTACCAATTAATAACCAAAATTTTTGCTTACTGTCCATTCTTGAACAGCTCCACAAGCTTGAACCTAAACATTTTTGATATTGTTCTCATTGTTCTTTTTCCTTTTCCGCACTTTTAAGATACGCTTCTCTCATTGATTCAAACATCTTAATAGCACTAAGATATTCTATTCTATATTTTTGACATTCTTCATTTTCACTGTCAGCTGGATAAACCTCGTCTATTCTTGCTTTAAACTCGGTTAACGTGCCGCCTTTACAGTTATTCCAGCAACCGCATCGAAGGTTGTCGCAATCAGCAAAATAAAGGGTTTCAGAGCGTCGGCTACCTATTCCCCCTACATAAGTAAACCAGGGTCTATAAGCATTTTTTAAATAGGCACCGTATACATTAGCGTCCTTTAAATTAGCTCCTTGCAAATGAACACATTGCAAACAAGTTTCTCGCAAATTAGCTTCTCGCAAATCCGCGCCTTGCAATTTAGTAAATTGCAAATTTGATCCTTGTAAATCAGCGCCTCTCAAGTCAGCGCCTTGTAAATCAAACCCCTGCAAATAAACATATCGTAATTTTGCTCTTTTGCCGCCATCTTCATCATTTAACCACTTCTTATGTTTATCTAAAATTTCTTTTAATTCTTTTTGTGATATTGTTCTCATAGTATTACCTCATTCACTAAATCTCGATAGCATTTGTGTCAGCTTACTACTCCTATAAGCTGCTATCCTTACCTTTTCCATCAGCTCATCGCGTTCTGACAAATTGCGATTCTGTAGTATTTCGACAATTAAACTATAAGGCATCCTAATAACAATGCTTTCAGAATTACAGTCTGTAAATGCTGTTATTCTCTGCATGGCTGCACCTCATCAAACAGATTAATTTGCTTATCATGTAGCTTGTAATCAACTCCGACATAATCAAGCAGGTCTTTCAGTCCTAACTGATTAATACAGTAGTCGTATATTTTAGGGTGTGTTTTAGCCATAAGCTGATAACGATTAGGGCCTTTGTCGTGATGCACACCAATTGGACAAAACATACAGCCTGTTCTATCCATCTTGGTTGTAATCAATGTACCTTTCTTATCTCTGACAATATCTCCATATACATTCGGTATCTTCAAGTCATTATCGAGAATATATTGCAATACGTCCTGATTAGTCCAAAATGACAAAGGCATACTTTTGCCTTTAGAAAAAACATTGCAACCATTTTGTAACCAAGCCCGCCGCCTTAGTTGTGATTCTACGGTCATAGTACCAATCAAAAAACCACATTTATGTTGCTTTTTGTATGCTATGAAAGGCTTCTTTTTCATAAAGTCACAGCATTTTGAGCTTATTTTGACTGGTGCTTCAAGTAAAAATTTCCACTTCAAGTAATGCGAACTTCTATACTTATTAGGTGTACCATTGTAATTTTTCCCATTGATACAGGCAATCGCCCACTCCTTGCCTTCTCTTGCTTTCTCGATTTTTTGAGCTACTTCTTTACCAGGATATACCCAGCCGTATTCCTGAATTACCTCCCTGAAACTCATTGTTGGTCGTATAATTTCTACATTTTCGGTTTGTTTTACGTGTTCCTTGACTTCTGGATATTCTAAACCTGTATCGCAAAAAACACCTTTTACATCAGGGAAAAGACTTCTAACTAAATGCAAAAGTACCGTGCTGTCTTTGCCGCCTGAGAAGCTAACAACCACATTGCCGTCATAGTGTTCATAAAATTCAACGATACGTACCTTGCTCATAATTATCTTTTCTGCTAGTGTCATTTGCAAAAGCTGCTCCAGTTCTTCATTTGTATGCATTGTTATTCTCCCTTATATCTCAACTTATAATGTCCAGCCTTTAGCCTGCTTTCCCAGCGCTCCCACTTTGGTGAGCTTTCTACCGTGCTATGGTGCGGCAAACAACCAAGTATTCTTAGCAACATACACACGTCTATTGCTTCTTCTTTTAGCTGCTCTGTTGCTTCATGCTCTGACTTTGGCGTGATGTTTGCACTGCACCCTTTTGCACGGATCAGTTTTAAGCTTGCCTGTGTCAGCTCGCCACATTCTTCTGCCAGCTGTTCCAGCAAATCACGCTCTGTCAGGTGCTTGTGTACGTAATACATACTATCAATCCCACTCATTATTCACTCAATCCCCTTTTAAACATCCGTGCCATTCTTGCGTTATCAGCCAAATCATTTAAAAAATCCTCAAAACCAGCATCATCTGTTTCATCATCACAAATTTGCTCATACATTTCTGTTATCATAAGTGATACTATTTCAAAAGTATAATCGCTACTTTTTCCAAACAAAAATCCGTTTCCATCTTTAAATGCAATAAAACCAAGCATATCTAAAACATTTTCATTATTTTCTATACGTTCTAACATATCTGCGATACGGTATTTTTCAGAACGACTATCTTTTTCAAGCTTTAATTCATTCTCTTTTTCCTCAGCGAATTTTTTAGCCATTTTTATTTTTTTAGCCATTTTTTCATCCATTTTAGGCAGCTCATCTTCATAACTGTCTAAAAGTTCATTCATAAGTTTTTTAATCTGCTGTTCTTTCATTTTTCTCTGTAAATCTTTATCGTTCATCATTCTACAATTCCCTCCACTCGACTAACTACTTCATCTGCTTTTTTCATGATTTTGTTTCGCAACTTCTCATCGTCAACAGCCTTTGCTAACATCCCTATTCTACAAACTGTTTGTAAAACATCGTTCAGCTCATTCATCAGACAGGCGTTTTCGTATTCCAGCCTATCCATTCTTTTGTCTATTGATTCCCAATCAATCATTTCCAAGTTCACTGTTTATCAATTCCCAACTTTTTTATAAACCTTTTCATTTCATCAGCTAAAATAATCGTTTTGCCTGATTTTAACCGCACGTAAGTACAATCTTTATCTAAAAATTTGATACCATATGCAATCTCAATAGAGTTAACATCTATCATGACATCACTGCCACAAGCTCCCTTAAACTTACCTAATACCATTCACTCCAAAACCTCCATTTACAAATCTTACAATTTGTTTGATTACATAGTCTGCACACGGTTGAGCCATGCCATTGCCTAATGCTTTGTATCGTTTACTGTCAAGTGCTGGCTTGCCTTTGAACTCAATATCCGTAAAGCCATCAGGCAACCCCTGTAATCTTTCACATTCAACTGGCGTTAATCGTCTTACTAAATATTTTTGTTCATCATCATCTTTTGGCAAGCAGTAAAGCCCTGTTTTTGCTCCACCGCCACCACCAAGCCCCAAAAGAGTAACACTTTTTGTTGCGTTCATTTGAATACGGTCAGCCGCACGTCCAAAATCTACCGCATATTGGTCATATTTTTTATAAGCAACGCCATGCACTTCCGTGCTATTAAGCGTATACATTTTATCCGATTCTTTATAGCCGTTACCTTTATGGCTAGGGCGTTGACCATTGCCTTCAATAGCTATCGTTTTTTCTCTTATTTTTTCTTCTGACATATACACACTCCATTTTAATAACCTGCATTTGTTCCATTAATTAGACATGTTGCTTTATCCGGAGTAAATGTTACTGATTCAGCTTTTTGTTGTGGGTAAAATCCGTATGCTACTGCGGGGGGGACTTATAGTCATTCGCCGTTAGCGGATCTGCTATATCAGGCTGAAGCCCCGCAGCTCTCTCATCATGTCCAATGCTAACTACCCTGCTATTTGACTTTTTAATGCTTTTTCTAATATCTCTGGTAATTTCTTTCCCCGTTTCTGCGCCCGTCTCAGTATTCCTTGGCAGGCTCGGCTCGACAAATAATATTTTTCCTGCACGTTTCCCTGTAAAATCTGCAACAAGGAAGATTCTATTTCTCCGTTGGGGGACACCCCAGTATTGAGCGTCCAGCACTCTCCATGCGACTTGACAGTTTTGAAACTGCACCATTCCTGCTTTTGCCCACTTTCCGTTGTCAGGCATTGGAATACTCTCTTGTCCGATTTCCTCAAGCACAGTTCTGAAATCGGCTCCTTTATTTGAAGTAAGTGCTCCAGTAACGTTTTCCCATACAAAGAACTGCGGGTATCTCCCCCCCCGTGGACTTTCGCATTTCGTGAACAATGTCAATTGCATTTCTAAATAATCCGCTTCTTTCACCATTTAACCCCTCTCTTTTACCGGCGATAGACAAATCCTGACAATTATGAACCATAATACCGTTTACAGTATACGAATGAACATCTGCGACTTCAAAGTTGTAAACAATCGTTTTTTGTTCTTTTCGTTTAATTTCCCTTATCGGTTGCCATATAAAGCCATCTCCTACAACAGCCTGTGATTGCTTTGGTATGTTATCAAGCCATGTTACTGTGTAGGTGTCTTTTTGATTGACTTCTCTACCTTGGATTGTGTGTTTATTAGGTCGTTCAGTATAGTATACTTTTGTCGGTCTTTGATATGCTTTATGTATAGCAATTTGTAACGATAAAGCTAACTTTCTGCTGACTGTAGTTGCTCGGTATAAGTTGCCAGTTTTGCTACCATCGCCACTTACATATCCGTTAATTAATTCTTGTAATAATTCTCTTGGTAAATCTAAAAATATACCTGGTATTTCTTTGTGTTCTGCTCCCTTTCCGCATAACATACACAATAGCATAAGTCTTTCGCTGATAACTTCCCCCTTTGTCACGGTTGCATCTTTTTTATAACAAACGTGATATTGTGAAATTTTGCTTTTGAAATTATCTAACTTTCCTTTGCCTATGCAATAAATGACTTTATGGTTTTTTTGTCCTAGTGGTCTGCCCTTACGTTGACTGTTATTTGTATAACCATCAGCTATATAACGCCCTATCAGCCACGCTTCCTCTTTTGTTATGCTCATTATATTCTCGCTTGTTTGTAGTATAGGGTAGCCCACAAAATCTCCTTTCTGTAAATTTTCAACTTTTACCCATTCAGCCTTGGAAAATTTTCTCGAATTGCAACGCTTCCCATTTTTTGTCGGGTAATATCTTTTCATATGCTTTACTAAAAATGGGTGGTTTCCTGTTGCTTCTAACTCCAATAGCCCCTGTGCTTTGATAGTATATATGCTTTCTGCTTGATTTCTCATAATCTCAACGACTTTATGCCACTCACAATCATCAGCAATAACCATATCTCCAACAACGATTTTTTCAATAGGCTTTATACCGTTTTTTGTTTGAATACTCGCTCCAACTGTAAAACATGGAGAGCCAGCACAAATAATGTCTACTGGTGGTAATTCAGCTCCATCAAGTTTAGTAATATCGCCTAACTGCTTAGTCTCAGGAAACCGTATTTTTGTCACCTCAGCAGGGTATTCATCAATTTCACTGCTCCATAACGGTTTTACTCCTGCATGTTGCGCCGCTAGTTGCCACCCGCCAATACCATCAAACAAACTTCCTAAAGTTAGCAATTAACTCCCTCCGTCAACTCTAAAACCTCCATAGTAATCTCTACTCTCGGCGTATCTGAATACCACTTTCCGACTTTGCCATAAGCTACTATCTGACTGTCATCTTTGTACCATACACCATTAAGTGCGTCCTCAACGCCTTTTATCACGTTAGATACGTCAGGCTTTGTTGTTGGTCTTAGCAAGCCTAAATCTATCTGTTCCCGCTTTTTCTTTGAAAACGACTTTGGTATCTTGCGATAAATCAAGACTGACAGTATTACTGGATTCTTAGTCGGCTCATCAGGTGCATGTTGTTGTGCCATAAGCTTAATCAGTTGCTTATAATCCCTGCTTTTATCAGGGTCATACGCTCTTGCATGACCATTATTTGTTGTCAGCCTTGGTCTGCCCTGCGGTATGGGGTCTCCATTCACTACTACTCTGTATCGGTTCATTGTTATTCCACCTGTCTAGCATATCCTTAAAGTACGGCACGCATTTATCGCAAATATCTAAATCCATAATATAGTAATGATTAATATCTTCAGTACTGCCGCATATATCACAATATGTTGTATCTTCGTCTGTCATACAATGACACCAGCTTTCACCATTGCCACATATCTGCCGTAACTCATTCCTGCTTTGCGAGCCTCTGTTATTTTTTTATCCAGCGTGTCACTATGAATAGCTTTCATTTTCTTTTTCATCTTCTTTTTATATGAATCTGTGTCCACTCGTTCATGTTTTGGTACACCGACTACCTTATGTTTTTGTCTGTACCTTCTGCTTGCTTCTATAGCACTAACATGATCTGTTTTTAATCGTTTATTGAAACATGCTGTCGAAAGTCCGCATAATACAGCCCCATCTTTTTGAAGAATTTCTCCGGCCACATATTTAGCCACAGCTTCTTCATAGCTAATTTCTCCATTAGTTTCCATGCGCCTAGTATTACATGGGCTTTTCTCTAAAACTGTAATCATCTTTCATCACATCTTTTTAAATCTTTCCAACTTCTACCGCCATCGTAAATAATTCGTCCACTATACGGTCTACGATGATTATTATCAACTACCGTTCCGCACAATGCACATATATGGCATCCAATAACTTTATGCAAATATCTGTGACATACAGGACAGGCATGTATACTGCCATTTTCTTCAATCTTCCACAGTATTGCTTGATGTTCCCATATTTTGGCTCGTTTCTTCACGCATACCCCTTCTTTTTGCTAAACATTCTTCTGGAACTACTATTAATTTGTCAGTCTTACTGCTTATATCGCTCAAAATACCTTCTGATGGAACCCAGCCACCATGTAACATATCGTATTGCCATTTAAGTTTATTTTGCCGTTCAGCCTCACTCAGCGCAGTTTCAGCATTATTTAATTTTTCTTCAAGCTGCTTTATCTCTAAAAACAACTCTTGATTGTCTTTCGTCAATTGCTTTACCTTTGCTTCAAAAAAGCTACAATCATTTTCTTTGCTTTTCAACTCGGATTGTAATCTATCATAATCAAATAACCCTTTAATATTCATCTAAATGCCACCTGCCTCTGCCTAAGTCTCCGTTCGCTATCATTTTCCAGTTCTTTATACAATTTATTAATGTCAAGACCTGTAACTTTTCTAGTTGCCGTTTCGGATTCAATCATGTCCATGACTTCCTGCATAGGAACTTTTAACATTTTCATATCATCACAAAATTCATTGAGTCCGTATGCCAGCTTAGTAAGTCTATCTTTACCAAAACCGTACTTCATTTTCATATAGCCTAAAAACAACGTAAACATCTGACCTTGAACTTCAGCTATAATTTTAGGTTTTTCAATATCAATCCATTCTTTAGTTGCTGCTTTTGCAAACTGTTCTGAATTTGCATCTAATTTATTTATAGCTGCTTGGACATTACTGCTTTTAGCAAGTTTCCTTGCCATAGCCCTTCTTTGTTGCCTAGTACCCATAATATTAAAACCCCTTACGTTTTCCCACATTTTATGCTATAATACTTAATAAGTCGCATTATTTTTTCTCATAATACGACTTATCCTTTCAATAGAGACACAGGCTTATTGGTCTGTGTCTTTTTATTACTAAAAAATCCAATTAAGCACTTTTTTGATCAATCATAGCTGGCTTTTCTTCTGGTACAGAAATTATCTCTGTATCAAAATCCAATGATGTTTGTGCTCTATCTCCGTTAATATAAAGCCATAATTCATGTTCAAGCTCAGTAACATTTTTACCCGTATTTTCACTCCATCCGCTTTGTGGATAGCCATCAATCCCATCTGACGGGATTGATGGTGTGTTTATATTTAATTCCGTGTCACCGTGAATAGGTAATACCATTTGCGCCGTTATCGTTAATAGGCACTTACCACTTGTATCATAAGAAAACTTAATACCAGTAGGAATAATCTTATTATCGTATTCATCAGGCAATTCACAAATTTCAGTCACAGATTTACTAAAATTCCCCAATACTTGATAAAGTTCTGGTCTTGCTTTGTCCTTACATTTCAATGCATAAGCATCCCAATAACCAGCCTGATCGTTATATTCTTCCCAACAAATTGTATTAATACCTTTTTTTACAGTAAATTTTGTAATACGTTTTTTCATAAAAACAAACCACCTTTTATCAAAAAAAGCACTATAAAAACCCTATATCTTTATGCTATCACAACACCATTAATTAAGTCTTGCAAAAACATAGTTTTTATTAAATTATTTGTAATTATTATGCAGTATAGATATCAGCATTGGTTATTGATTTAACTCTGTTTTTAAAATCATTTTCATCACTATGATTATCAGACATATGTAATAAAACAATCTTTTTTAAATTACTAAGATCATTAGATTTTAAAAATCCAATCATTGTTTCAATACACATATGTGTCTGAATAATTCTTTCAGCTAAATAATCAGATGTTTCTCTGTTTTTTACCGCATTATAAATTTTATTTTGCGCATAATTAGCTTCAATCAGCAAGTAATTTATGTCTGGAAAAGTATATTTACAATAAGCTGCGTCGGTTATATACAATAGAGTTTCATTGCTAATAATGCTTTTTACATAAAACCCATAGCACTCAACATCATGCTTTACATTAAACGGAAGAATATCAAACGTGCCTATTTTAAACCATTGTAATTCAGGCTTATACGTTATATCCCTGTTAAAATCAAGCATGTCTTTATTGCCATATACAGGTATTCCTCTTTCCAAGAGCTTATCCACGCTTTTGCTATGGTCGCCGTGGCGGTGAGTAACTAAGCACCCATCAATGCTACTTACCATAAAACGGCACTTTTTTTGAATCTCTTTGAATGGAATCCCTGCATCAAGGAGCATGGATGAACTGCCATCACTAATTTTGTAGCAATTCCCCTTACTCCCTGTAGCAAAGATTTGTATATCCAATTAATTAAAACATTGGTGCTTCGGTAAAGTCGCTGGATGCTTCGACTTCCTCAGCTTTCTCAATATTTTCTTGTTTTATTTCTGCTGGTTTATTTTTCTTGCCAGTAACATTGACTTCGTTTTTGCTTGCTGGTAACGCTACGCTTTCAATAGGAATACTATTAGCTGTAACATTTATTTCATTGTGTACAGCTTCTTCTGCTTCCTGTAACTTGCTTTCCTTCTGGTGCATATAGAGATAGTTTTCATCAATTTTTCGAGGGTCTCTTGGAATATGTTTTGCGGAATAAACTTCGCGTACTAATGTCTTGCGACACATTTCTTCAAGCCAGCCTTCTTTTTCAACGGTTTCCTTTTTTCCATTTTTATACTCTGTTGACTGACCACCCCAAAAATTAGCTGATGCGTATTGTGGCTTGCGTTTCATAATATCTTTCATAGTCATTATGATAAGTTCATTTTTTGAACTTTCTTCATATTCGATATAACCAAAACCACCAATAATTTCCCCTCTGTCAAATGGATTCGTTATTTCAAATTCATAAGCCTCAATCGGATGAGATATGCTCTTTTTTATTGGTTTAAACACATCATTTGAATAAACAAGGTCAATTATTACGCTTTTAGGCTTAACCAATGCATAATTTTCGGCAATGTAGCGAATGCCATTATATCCAGGCATTAACGTAATATCGTATTTGTCCGTTTTCTTGTTCTTGTAAGGTATTGGACTGACATGGTTTTCCTGCATCATATCCAAACCAATCCGTGCGTAGTGAACAACATCAAGTGCCAAATCTTGCATATTTACGTTATTCCAAGTAACCGACAAATTATTATCATATTTATGATCCCGATTATTCTCATTCTTACGAACACGCTCTTCTTCTGCTTTTTCAAGTGCTCGGTTAATCCCTACAAAATACCCCTGTATCAGCATTCTTTGATAGTCATTAATCCTCAAGGCTCCAGCCTTTGAGCCAAACTCTGATACCACCTTGTTGGTAAACCGTTCCGAGAAATTGAGTTCTACTGCTTCGGTTGTTTTTAACGCATTTTTTGTTTCTGTCATTTTAAAAAACCCCTTTTGTAAAATATATTATGTAAACTTACGTTTACTGTATCTATAAGTATACTGTAAACATATAGTTACATCAAGTGTTTTTAAATATTTTTTTAATTTTGTTTTGTAACCGTTGTTAAATCATCGTATTTTGATGAGACAATGAAGCGTATGAGCTGTTCTTTTACTATTATCGGCTTAGTAACGCTTTCCGCTCTATCCATAAGAATTGGTAATTTAGTACCGTAATGCTCATTCAGTTTATCCATTATTTCCATATTCGCATTTATTTGTGCTGCTGTATTTGCACTTTTATACTCTATTAATTGTCCTTGAGAGTTTCTTATCATTGGTTCACAGACTTCTTGAAGGTTCCCATTAAGTCGCTCTCTAAATAATTTAAATTGAATATGGTTAAATATATGGTTAATCTTTTCGGTTATCATATCTGCCTTACGCAATGTAAATATTTTACACATCTCAAGTCCATATTCTATTTGTTCTAATTGTGCACCATATTCTTTGCGTTTTTTCTTGAGCTCGTCTATACGTTTTAAGCTATCTTCACCATTACTTACTACACCAAGGCGTTTATATGCTTCCTGTATCTTGTCATTCCATTCTTTAATCTGTTCCTCTAGTGTAATCTTAACTTTTTCGGCATCTGAACTGAATTTATTTATCTGCTCATTGCACCAGCGCATATTTCTCCCAAGTTTCACGCCATCCTCTGTTGAATCAAAATCAGCTAATTCCCCCATTGTGTGCTTAAGTGATAATATATCATCATGTAATTCCTTGCACTTAGTTGCCATATCTGCAACTTGTTTTTTCTTTTCATCAATATCTTTTTTCAAGCTGGCAATAATACTTTTTGAGCAAACTTGACCTTCTTCATTTATCCTAGCTAATTTTAGATTTTTATCTTTACTGAATTGGTCTTTTAATTCATTGATTTTTTCAGCAGGTATTTTCTGACCACATGTCGGGCAAATTTCATCCTGTTCAGTCCACTTTTTACTAGATTCCTTACCGTATTCTTCTAAGAGTCTATTACGTTGTTCTTCAAGCTCTTTGACCTCAACTTCCAACTTTATAATCTCACAATTAAGTTCACTCATTTTATTGTTAGTTTTTACACCTTCCTCCATTTTTTGATCAATAAGTTCCTGCTTTTTTTTATTAATTTCGATAACATCTTTCGACATTTTTTCTATGTTTTTCAGCCGCTCTTTTTTTATATTTTCTATTTTTTGTTTCAGCTCAATAATTTCTTTAGGATTATTCATTTCATCTATTAATATCTGGCAATCTTTTACATGAGATTTATACGAATTAATTTCTTCTTTAATATCATCTGCTGATTCTATAGTCATATTTGGGAGTGAGCCTTCCAACTCACTTATTCTTACAGGCATATATTCAAGTTCCTTTTGTAAATTTCTTTTACGGACAGTTACAGCTTCTTTATATTCATTTGGTTTGTAAAACAAATCATCATTATGCCCATCCATTTTAGAGCTAGGTACTTTTAAAACATCTTTAAACCCTTCAAGTTCTTCAACCCCAAGTATCACTTCTTCATCCGTAATATCAGGAATTAATTCAAACAACACATTTCGTCTTGCATCCTGTGACATTGTCATGAAAAAGCCTAGCACCATCAATAATCTTAAATTTTTACTATCACATTTTGTTGCGCTTTCTACAGTTGCTTCATAAGCTTTTTTTGAGCATGAAGTATTGTTTATGAAATACTCTGTCTTATGCCCATCTAAAACATATTCTGCGCCACGCTTCTTTTTCCAAACCTCATAGTAATATTTGCCAAAACTAATAGGAGTTCCATCATCCATAGTGAAATCTATCTGTGCCCCATGTCGCTGCTGATGAACACCTGCGGTTTGCGGATCAAACTCTTTTTCTCCGGTTATTGGACAATTGCATAAAACCCAGCATATTGCATTAGCCAACGTGGTTTTACCCGCACCGTTAGGGCCGTAAACATCCGTATCATATCCGTTCATGACAACTTCCAAATGCTCAATGCCTCTAAAATAATATAGGCTTATTTTTTCAATTTTCATCTGTATCGTCTCCCTTTCGTTCTACTGTGCCAATCAACCCTGTAAAGTATTGTCTGCATAAACTGCAAATACATACGCAGCCTGTAAGTTTATGCGTGTTTGGATTTGACAAGCGATACTCTTGTACATGCTCAAGTGATCCACATGCTACGCAATGTTTTTTCTCCATCTGACCACCCTCTCTGCCTTCTCATAAGTTAATTTATCTGAAAACTTTATAAAATCGCTTCTAAGGGCATTGAAACCATTTACGCTATTTAATACCAGTTTGCTGTTTAATACCCGTCAGAAGTAAAATACGGTCGTTTTACGGTGTATTTATGAATCAATATGGGATATGATTATTTGCCACTGTCTGACTTTCAAAATTATCTTGTGGTATTGACTGGAATTTTGTTAATTGCGGAACAAACATTGTTCTTACCTCTCCTGTCCTGCCTCCACGATTCTTTTTCAGCAAAAGCTCTGTAATATCATCTGAGCCCGGATTGTAATATTTATCGCGGTAAAGCATAAGCACCATGTCAGCGTCCTGCTCAATTGAGCCGGAATCTCGTAAATCCGATAGCATTGGCCGCTTGTCGTTTCTTGCTTCAACGCCACGGCTTAACTGTGAAAGTGCAATAACCGGTACTTTAAATTGCCCAGCTATCTTTTTTAGCTCCCGTGAAATATTGCCTATTTCTTGAACTCTGTTATCACTTCGATGTTTCTGGCCGTCTGTCATAAGCTGGATATAGTCAACAACGATTAAATCCAGCCCTGTCTGTGCTTGCATTATGCGGGCTTTAGCACCTATCTGTGATGGTGTCTGTCTTTTGTCAGTATCAATGGCTAAACTCCATTCGCTTATTTTTTGCTCTGCAAAGAGTATTGCCGTCCACTCATCGCTTGATAAATTTTTAGGATTTGCTATTCGCTGTGAATCAACCCCCGACAGCATTGATACCATACGTGCTATTATTTCTTCCCGCTCCATTTCAAGCGAAAAGAATAATATTTTTTTCTTTTGCGTTTGTGCAGCATTAACAATTATCTGCACTGCTAAAGCTGTCTTTCCCATCGATGGCCGTGCTGCAATAATAACTAACTTCCCAATATCGAAACCTGTTGTCATCAAATCAAGGGCATTTATCCCGCTAAGAATACCGTGAAATTCTGACTTGGCACGTGAATCCATCCAGCTTGCAAAGTCAACAATAGCGTCGTTCATCATGACCAGCTTTCCGCTTGTTTTGGGAAGTATCGTATTGGACATTTTGCTTTGAATATACTCGGCACTAATATCCGACTCCATGTCAAACGCCTGTTGCCTAACTTCTTCGGCTAATTGAACCATCTTGCGTCTTTTGGCATAGTCAGCAACGATTTTTACATGTTCCATAACGCCTGTTGCTGTAGGTGTGTAGTTAGCAATCCCGGAAACAGTCATAATGCCACCGCACTTGGCAAGAACTCCGTCCCGCTTCAAACGCTCTACAAGCGAAATCATATCAAGCGGAATATCCTGTTTAATCATCCCCAGCATTGCTGCATAGATAATCCTGTAAACCTGCCTTGAAAAATCTGTCGGCTCCAGCTCTGCATTAACCTCATATGCTGTGTCTGGTTTTAGCATTATCGCTCCCAGTATGAATTTTTCTGAATCTACGTTGCAAAGGTCAGCGAGCTTGTATTCCATGTGTTATCAATTGCCTCCGCTTTTTCTCATGATAATATGCTGCAATACTCGTTCTTTTAGAGCCTGTACCTCATGTGGCAGTTGACATTCTTGCTCTGTTTCAGCATGCTTAGCCTCCTGCCTAGCTTCTTCATCCTTCATTTGCTGAACAACTTGTTTTAATCTGGCTGCCTGTTTTTCTTGTTCTTCTTTCCATTCCTGTGTGCCTACCGTGTTTTTTCGCTTTAAAGCTTCAGCTTCGGCTATCTCCTGTTTCGCATTTTGTTCTTTAAGCTGAGCAGGATCTTTTTCCCACGGTTTAGCATAACCATGTGCCTTCCAGCCTTTTAGAATCCCCTCAATGTAGCGAATATTACTCTTGCTTCTACCTCCGGCGACTGCCGTTTTCATAGCCTCTAAGACCCATTCAGAAGTGTATTCATGCTCTAAAATTTGTATTTGCTCAAAAAGGAACGGGCTTATTGTGCTGATATTAGCTTCGTAGAACTGAATAAGTTTGGCTAATTGACAATCATTGTCAATTACAGGAGGGTCAGCAGCTTGTAAAGTGTGATTTTCATCTCGCACGCGCGCGCACGTGTTATTATTATTATCTCTATATCTATCTCTATATCTATCTCTATATCTAGCGGACATTTTGCGGACATCTTGCGGACAGTCTGCGGACAAGTTGCGGACATTGTCCGCACTTTCAGTCTGACCTTGTTTTAACAGCAGTTCTTTTCGTTTGGTTCTTTTTCTAGCAGCCCCTCCAGTTTCACTGCCTATCATGTTTTCAAGTTGTGTTAAATATAATGTTCCATCATCCTGAATTTCAACCAGCTTGATTTTTTTCAATAATTCAAGCGCAACTATTACTGTATCTTTATCAGTATTTGTTATTTTTCCAAGCTTTTCTGCATCATAAGGAATTAACATATCGCCTACTTTTCGTATCAATGCACCATTGTTATTCATAGCCTTTAAACAAAGCTTTAAATAAAATAATGTATATGCCTTTCCGTTCTGCTGTTCTTCAAGCCAATTAATAGCATCTTGGTCGAAAAAATCTTCCTTAAGTTTCAACCAAAAGTAGCGTTTATTATCTCTAAATGAACCCATTTTTTACCTCCACTGCATTCTCGAATATTCAGAAGAAATATAATAAACTTTACTAAAAACACTAGCGTGATTTTTGCTTGAATGTTGCTTAAGAATTTCGCTAACTATTTTAGTTTCCCGCTCATTCGCATAACCGTTATATTCGCAAGTTTTAAACGGACAATTCAAACATCCTTTTGGACATGGATCACAACCTTTTGGGGGAATATTCCTGTTGTTATTATTCATTTTTACGCCCCCTTATTTAATCACTTTTATATACTTAGGATAACGTTTTTTTACCGAAAATATTGAACCATCATTACCGGTAATAAAACTGTTACCATCCTTATCTGTATGTAAGTGATATTTAGTAAGTGGCGGTTTTCCTTGCTGTTCTAAAAAATCATCAAACAAATCCCTTCCGGTCATTTGCGTATGTTTGTGTGATATTGCAAGCATTATATTAACGTTAAGTATTGCAATGTGATTATTGCAGTATTCCATCAAAAATGTACTTGTTCTTGCTCTTTGGTCTATAACAGTTTTACATTTACTGCTTATAGGCTTATCTAATTCAAACTCGTATTCTTTCATAAATTCTTTTGTCGAAAAATAATCCTTGCATGAATACTTTTCCCCATCGTAATACTTATCAATTGGAAATACTTCCATAAACTCTCTTGGTGTTATACACCCTGTCAAGTCAACAATAACATCCCATAACTTAAGCAATTCTTCAACATCGTCATCATCATAATTACTAGATAAATTATATCTGCAGTTTGTATAACGAATCACCCGATAAACAGCTACCTTTATACCGCTTGACTGATTGTCATCACCAATACTAGAAAGTGCTCTTGTAGCCATATCTAGCCAATTCGTAGCATACTCTTTTGGCTGCTTTTTAGCAGTATTTTTGTTTTTGTACCCTTCTATTAATTTCATTCTATCCCCACTACTTTCTTCGTATAGTCACTTAACGAATCAATGAATTTATTAACATCATCAACCTTAAACTTTCGTCCTGAACCACCAGGAGTATAACAGTACGGCAATAAGCCTTGTTCGGCATATTCGCCTACTCGGTTTACATTAACTTTTAGTATCTTAGCAACTTCGTTAGCACCTAAAAGGCCATTAACTTGTGCTGGAATTTGCTTTTCAAATTCCCCACGTTTATTTGCTTTAATAAATTCAACTATTTCAGGCGAATCATGAAGTATTGTCTTTAATTTTTCAGCCTTCAAAATCATTAAGTCAAGCCGGCTTATTATCTCATCCATTACGCCACCCCCTGTTTACGCAGGAGCTTTACTAATTCTTCATCTGACATATCAGACCGCCAATCAAAACCGTAAAACTTTTTAAACTCCTGCTTAAACTTATCAAGTATGTTTGCGGGAACCCTATCTAGTGGCTTATCCCTAAAAAGGAAATGAACCTCGCCGTCATACGGAGATGTCATATACTGAATATCACCGCAAGTAAAAGGGCATGCGCTTGTATCAAGAAAAAACAATATGTTGCCACCCATATTTTCGTTGTAAGTTTTGCCAATGAAAACCCTTTCCTCATATTCGGCGTATTTAACAATCCAATAATCAATAGCCTTTGTGTCGTTCTGTAGTTCTAAAGGATTCACTTACATCACTCCCTATCTACAACCGCAACGCCATCAGCAAGCAAATCAGCAATTGTATCAAGACCAGCCGTACCGTGATAGTCGTTACACATTCCCTCAATAAATGAATACAACTCAAAAGGCTGATGTCTAATATCAACGCTGTTATTATCAATGGCGCAACACAAATAAACTTCCGGCTCGTCACCTATACCTATAATATCTTTAGGCGGCAGTTCGGCAAATTTAATAGGTATGCTTTTTACATACTCACCTCGGCATAATTTAAATCCGTAGTTTTTTAATTGTTCTGTCTTTACAACTTTTATCATTTCACATTAACCCTCTAACTGATAACATCCAAAACGCTATGACAACGCCTATAGCAATACCTACTAAAAACACAAAGCCAATAATTAACTTCCAAGCTCTAGGCATGAAGTATGGAAGCCATGTATCTTGTCTGGTTTTTCTTATTTTGCGAATTGCTCGCATTACGTTCAAGCTGCTTATCATGAAAGTTCAAAACCTCCTACTATGCAAAGTACCAAAAGTAAGAACATTAAAATTGCAATATCTTTGCACATGCAGTAGAATTTATGTTCTTTAGATATTCTGCAACGCAGCTCTAAAGGTAAATCTTCTAGTTTGCCAGTTTTAGGCTTAATCGATAAAATCGACGGCTTATCATTTTTTGTACCCATTTTTATCCCTCCGTCTACCAACTGTACCGCTAATGTGATAATATGTAGGTACAGCCTGTTATAAAAATTTACTGTTGAGGCACCATTACATGCCCCCACAGTTCTTCAACTGTTGAGTCAAGTGCCTTTGCTATTTTCATAGCACTCTCAACTTTAGGGAGACGCAATCCCTTTTCGTAGCGAAAATAAGCCATTCTAGTTATACCAGCTTCTCTCGCTACCGCTACCTTGCTCTTACCAAGAGCTTCACGCGCTTGTTTTAACTTATTCATTTAAGTCACCTCCTAACGGTATTATGTACCTGTTTAGTTACTGTATCTATAAGTATACTGTAAACATGTAGTTACATCAAGTGTTTTTAAATATTTTTTGAAAGTGAGGGAGTAGCCATGCTTTTTTCAGAACGGTTAAAATTCTTGCGTGAAAAGAATAATTACACCAAACTAGGATTAGCAGAAGAATTAGGCATGTCGCGCATGTCGTATTTCAGGTACGAAAAAGGCGAACGGCTGCCTAACTATGAAGTTCTGCTACAGATGGCTGACTTCTTTAATGTTTCGGTCGATTACCTTATGTGTCGTACTGATTGTCCAAAGGTAACTCATTAACCCATCTCAGGCTGTTATTTGCCCGCTATTTTTGCGGGCTTTTTTAACTGAATACCGCTAGAAGTCCTCCCCCTCTTAGGTGGGGGATGAAAGCGGGTATGGTGAATTTACGCAAGTAATTGAGCCATACAAGGCTATAATATGATAAAAAATACATAATAAAAAAAGAAAGGAGAAGACCTGCGAAACGCGTCACGTAGCTGAATAGCGAAAACCAAGCAGTAAGCTGCCAGCAGGTATTATAGGTGCGTATACCATCTACCGCGCGAAAATGGTAACATGAT